GTGAGCGGCACGGAAAGTCGGAATGTAGCGCATTCGGTAGCACGTCCGGCTGATCACAACCGTGCATGTTTCATTCAGGCGCCGCTCACCCTGCCCAAGTACCGCAGCCGATTCGACGTTGCAATGCTACCGAGGACAGATCGCATTAAAAACGTCGATGAAGTTCGCGCCGCTTTCCAGCGTCTCGATGGTGTCATTGGGTGAATAGGTCGGCAGATCGCGCCGCAGCTCACGGCACATTGTGCGTTCGGTTTCAGTCGTCTCGGAGGTGCCCAGCCCGAGACAGCCGCTCAAGAGGATCACCATCAGCACGGCGGGCCAGATCCGCGACTTCCTCGATGTTGCGCGCATTGCCTTGATCCCTTCGCGTCACTTTGGCCTGATTGCTCGCAGCACCCTTCGCAAAGATGGATGCCGCCCAAACTGCCATACTGACCAAGGCCAAACCGATCACAGCCGCCCAAGCCTTGGTCTTGATCCACATTAGCGCGCTCGCTTCAAAAGCAGATACCCGATGAACACCGCAGCAACGCCTACGGCGACCAGCTGGGCCGCAGGGGCCAAGTTGCCAAGCAGGCTAGATGCGGCGGGCAGATGCTCGGCAGCGACCGCAGCCACGCCCGCAACGCCCGCACCAGCAGCGGCTTGCGCCTCACGGTCATCCTTGACGCTCTCTGGCTGACGGGGCGGCTCTGTGGGCCAGCTTGTTGCAGTGACCGGCCAATGCGTGCCCCATGTCCGCGCGGGGCCTGTGTCGATGTGCATAAAGCCAGACTTTGGGTAGTATCCGAAGCCGGTGAAGCCGCACGCGCGGGCCGCAGCCTCGAACTTGTGCGGATCATGGTTATCCATGCGCACATCGAAGGCGATACCTTCCATGTGCTTTGACCGCTTGGCACCACCAACACGCCGGTTGTGTTCCGGGCTGCGGTACGCCGATGTCAGGATCAGGGGCTTGCCCAGATAGTTCCGCAGTGCTTGCAGCTTATCCATGGCCTCAGTGTCGATCAGCAGGGAGCCGGTGCCCTTGCATGCAATCTCGCGCGGCGAAAAAGACGTCCAGTGCCAGTCCTTCGGATCGACATTCGTATAATGCGCGTAAACCTTGCTCATGTCACACCCCCTTGAGTGAATGCGTAAGCGACGCCAGCAGTAACAACGATCCAAAACACGCGCTCTGCGAACCGAAGCATCTGGCCATTGCTGCCAACCTTGTTCTCAATCAGCGTGATGCGCCGGTTATGCTGAACCTGCTCTTGATCCAAGCTGTCCATGCGCTTGAAGAGCGTAATCATCCGCTCTTCCATTCGCGCCAATGCAACAATTGCCTGTCCAACTTCATCCAATTTCTTCTCTATCCGCTCAAGGCGCGTGTCGTCTGCCATTCGGTCGTCCTCTAGTGCCTTGGCGAATGCCGTGTATCACCTACAAACTACATTATGTTGTGGTAATTGTGAACCAAAACACAACATGTGGTATTTTTGGGATCAAACTACGCTTGATCGACTTTTCTAAGCAGCGCCTGCGCATCCTTGACGTCCGAAAGATGACTGCGCTCGCAGTGGCGTGGGTTGCGTTGCTATTCGGCCATCCTAGAGTGCTTTTGTGGCCACGTTGCCCTAAATCACCTTTCACCCCTGATCCTCTTTCGATCTTTGATGAGGGGCGGCGGCACAAACCCGACTCCGCCCAGCACCTTGCCCCTGAGATTGTAGGTGTCCGCATGGCGCGCGTGCCCGACCCACGACATGATCACCGGGTCGATCTCATCCCAAGTTATCAATCCGCGATGGTACTGCGCCGCCATGCGCCTCATCTTCCGCTTCATCCTGTTGATGCTGTCTTTTCGAAGCGCCCTGTGCGTCGGCCAAATCCGATAGCCAAGGAAGTCCAAGGCGCGCCCACCGTCACCTATGGGGAAAACCTGCGTTTTGGAGTTGGTGCGGAGGCCAAGCTCGGCCCAGAGGAAGTCCTCGATCGTGCGGCGGATTTGATGCAGGTGGAACTTGTCGTGGTGAATGATCACAAAATCATCCATGTATCGCGCATACCGCGTCTCACGCAGCGTGTGTTTAACGAAGTGGTCCAGCTCGTGCAGGTAGATGTTGGCAAACATCTGGGAAGACAGATTGCCAATTGGGATGCCACGCGGGGTCAGTGCGTCGTGGTCCGCCGAGCTGTCAATTATGCTGTCGATCAGCCAGAGGGTTTCCTTGCATGCGATCTTTTTCCGGATCATGCGCTTGAGCGCATCGTGACAGATCGAGGGAAAATATTTAGAAATGTCAGCCTTGAGCGCATAGACCGCACCATGCTTGCGCTTTACCTCGCGGATGTACCTCTGGACCGTATCGACACCCTTGTGGGCACCCTTGCCTTTCCTGCAGGCGAAGCTCTGGTCGATGAACTGCGCCTCGAATATCGGCTCAATTACGATCGTTAGCGCGTGCTGAACGACACGATCCTTAAGCGGGAGTGATGCAATCTCGCGGCGCTTTGGCTCGAATATAAAGAACCGATGATACGGGCCTGTCCGATATGTTTTATGGATCAAGCTCTGGTGTATCTCGATCAGGTTGGGCTCAAGGTTGGCGCGAAAGGCGATAACGTCACGCTGGCGCGTCCGGCCCTTGGCGGTCTTCGCCCAAGCATCGATCAGCGTCTGCCATTCGATGATCTGGGGCCAAAGCGTGTTGAAGGTCTTAGCCATAATTCCGCACCGGAGTGGCGGCCGGAGTGAGGGGTCGCTGCAAGCAGCTACTGCGACACCCCGGCCTGTTCATGTTTTTCGGCACATGGCCGAGGATTGCAGGTCCTTTCGAGGGAGCTCTGGACCCGGCCCCATAGGGCTTGGCCTTCTGGCGTTCCCCGGAAGCGGGGCGAAAGCCGATGTTCGTGTTCGCGTTCGACTGGGCATTGTTCAAGTTCAGGGCGAAGACCCCGGCCCTCGAGCCATTGTTCCAGTTGCCACCGCGGATCGGCAGACGCTCATGCATGGCCCGCATCCCTTACCAGCGACTTGAACCAGCCGCCGATCATGCGCCCCACCTCATCCATGTGGCGGGACCAAATTTCATACTTCTTCAGGTCAATGTAGCGAAGGGCGAATGCCGTCCTGACTTGGCTGCGCAGCAGGTCAAGTTCTGCGTCCAGATCCTGCATTGTGGTTTTCTTGTGGTATCGCTTGTTCGTGATGATAATCAGTCGAAGCACCCCCCACATCGCGTTGCGGATTTCAGCAGCAAGAACATGCCGCTCGAATTTAGGAAACTGCCGCAGCGCAACGTAGCCGTAGGCGATCATCTCCTCGCACTTCTGCCTGATCTTCAAGTCTTCCACGCGCTGCCTCTTTTGGAGTTGTAGGGCCCGCGCTATCGCGCGGACCTCAGATTACAGGTGGTCAGATGTCAGATTACGAAAGCGGGGCGAAAGCCGAAGAACGAGCGCGCGCTCGACTGGGCATTGAACAAGGACAGGGCGAAGACCCCGGCCCTCGAGCCATAGGACCAGCGGCCACCGCGGACCGGCAGACGCTCATCACTTAGGTTGATGTAGAAGCCATCACTCTCAATCGGTGCGCCGGGCTGCATCAGGCCGAGGGCCTTGAGCCGATGGATCGCCGTCTCCGAGGTCCCGTGCGCAACCATGCTGGAGAGCGACGCGCCCGACCCGCACACCAGCGTTCCGTCCGCCGTGCCCGAGGTGGCATATTTGACGGCCCCCACGGTGCCGGGATCAACCAATGTGCCATCCGAAGCGAGGATGGCCTGCCACGGCCCTGCCGCACTCAGGTCAGTTGCAGAAAGAGCCGCGTCGTTATTTGGGATGATCTGGATTTCGCCATCAACGATCCGCATCCCCGGCGACCATTCCCAGACGTTTCCGTTCAAGTTCTGGATGCCAAAGGGTGTGGCTGGGTGGTTCCATGATACCGGGCCTGAGCCTGCACGAATTGTCGTGTGGCCCGATCCGCCCGAGGATGGGTTGCCGCTATCGTTGACCCCAAATTCATCGAATGCGTTGTATGCACGGCCGTTGTTGTTGTTGCCGCGAGGGAAGCGGAAGGCGGCGCGGCATTGAAGGGCGATGGCCGCGTACATGGCGTTGGTGGCTACGCAGAAGCCGGGGCCGGTGTTGCGCGCCAGCGTGATCGCCTGATCGTGATTGATGGTTGCGCGAGGCACGAGGCCTGCTTGGCTGACCATTTCGCCATTGACCTCGGCGGCTTGGTGCACGCCTATCAGGATTTCATCCTTTTCCACGCCACCAACAATGAAGGCGGGGTGCGCCCCTGTGCCGAAGCCCGCTCCGAGGCTATCGAGCGTGAACTTGCGCAGGCGGTAAAAATAGCTTGGCTGACCCTTGGCGGTGAAGCGCACAGTCAACTGGCCGTTGGACATGGTCTCGATCTGATTGCGCAGGGCGGTTTGTATTGCAATGCTCATGCTGTGGGCTCCTCTGCATCCGTCGTCGCAGTCTCTGCTGCAATGAAGAAGCTGTAGATCAGGGCGTAAATATCACCCTGTGTGACGGTCTGGCCAGTAGCCTCTCCGGTCTCTGGATTTAGGACGGGGACGGCTGCGGCCTGATCAAATGCAAGCTCGCGTGGCGAGATGGGTTGCGCGAACGCCGCCCCATCGGCAAGGCCGATGACCTGCTCACGATGGAAGGCGACGTTAGGGGGGTGCCCTAGGCGGTTGTCGATCACCACCTGTGAGCATCGGATATAGGCCTCGCCCGCAACGGGCTTCTGGTCGAGCTTGTAGGTCATAGCGTCATGCCTCCTTGATTGTGCCGTAAACAGTGATCCCGCTGGCGGTAATGCGTAGCCGTTCCGATCCAGCGATGGCCACAGACAGGGTGTCTGCCGCCGATGAATAGATGCCAGCCGACCCGATGCGCAGGGCGGGGTCGGCCAATGTGCCGCCCTTGAGCGCGATTTGACCGCCGTTGATCTGGTCGGAAAGCTGGCCGATCAGCGAAAGCGCTTCGAGTAGCGTGCGAAGGGTGTAGACGTCGCCCTCTCGGGCAAGACTGAGGCGCTCGACCTCCCTATAGACCTGCCCTAAAGTGGCAGCTAGTTGGCCGATGTTGTTAATCGCGCCCCCAAGGGACGATTCGGCTTGAACTGCGCTTGCAAGGGCGGCTGCTTCACTCGACCCCGCATTGCTGGCAGATGTGGCGGAAGCAGTTTCGCTTGCTGCCGCCGCAGACGCACTGGCTGCCGCCGCCGTTTCCGCCGCTTCCGCCGCAGTCGCGCTCGATGCCGCCTCGGTCGCGCTGGACGCTGCATCAGATGCGCTTCCGGCTGACTGGCTGGCACTGGCCGCAGATGATGTAGCGGATGTAGCAGCGGACGATTCACTGGCACTGGCCGCCGTTGCCGCCTCTTGGGCCGCTGTTTTGGAGGCTTCCACGGTCGCTGTGCTGGCCGCTGCGTTGCTGGCGGAGGTTGCCGCTGCCGTTGCATCAGAAGCCGCAGCCGTTGCTGACGTTGCCGCCGCTGTTTGCGCCGTAGATGCTGCCGACGCCGCTGTCTGCGCGGTCCCTGCGTGTGTCGATGCCGTATCCCGCGCTGCTTGCGCCGCGCTGGCCGCGCCTTGGGCCAAGCCACGATCTGCCGCCGCCTGTGTGCTTGCCGCCTGAGCTTGTGTGAGCGCTGACGACGCACCGGTTTCACTCTGTGCCGCTGATACCTGACTGTCAGATGCCGCGTCACGGCTTGCAAGCGCCGCCGCCGCCGATGCCGCAGCACTGGCCGCAGATGTGCTTGCGCCTGATTGAGACGCCGCCGCAGCGGTTGCACTTGTCGCAGAGGCCGCCGCCGCCGTGTTCGCCCCGTTGCGGGCCGTCTGGGCGTCGACGACCGCCTGTTGCGCCGCGTCAAGCGATGCAGGTGCAGGTAGATCGATCAGTTGGGCCAGAAATGCCGTGGAAGCGTCCGGCACTGTAACCGTGAACTTCCCAGATCCTTCGCCAGAGTAAGCCGCAACCTTGTAGGCGCCGGGGATCAACTCAACAGAGAATGTCCCATCCGCGCCCGTGACAACCTCGAAGGGCTCCGGCAAAACAAGCGTGTTGCTTGATCGCGTCACCAAATTGGGCTGTAAATAAAAAGTGAGAGTTGCGCCCGCAGATGGGGTGAGCCCCACATCAGCAACGCTACCAGACACATTGCAAACATCTACCATGAGACACGACCCCTCAAGAAAATAGGCACAACATATTGTGCATGTTGCGCCTATTTAACACATTATGTGGTGTCGTGATAGCCCGCCCGCGCGGGATTGGCCCCCACTTATTGCGAGATCATCGGCGCCATATTCCCGCGAATGTAGTCCTCTAGGTTTGTATTGAGCAGCACACCACCCGTCATTCGCTGGCTGGTTCGCAACCGCGCCCTGTAGGATCGCATGATCGTATCATCATCAATTCTGTAGGTTGGCGGGTACTTGGCATTGAACTCCTGCATCCGGCGCAAGGCGCGCTTGCTGATAGGCTCGCCTTCGCGCATGTATCGCGTGATATCTGAGAGGATTGCTCTGCGCTCGTCCTGAATGGCAGTTTGCATGTTCATCATGCGCCGGTTGGTCTCGTACCGCTCACTGACGCGGGCCGGTGAGAAGCCAATGGCCTGCACGACTGCATCATGCGCCGAAACGTCATCGAGCAGCGGATCGCCTTTGTAGGTCGTCACGCCTTCATTGACATACCGGACAGATCGCATTTGGTCGCGGATCGCTTTGGGCACCATCAATTCTGCGCCACGCCAAACCTCGCCGTCGGCCACCAAACTGACGCCGCGCAGCATATTCAAGCCGATTGCGGGCACAGCACCGAGAAGCTGGTCAACCATGTAGTAATAGGCGTCCCTGCCCTCCAACTGCCGATTTGGGCTGCGGAACCAAAGCTCGGGCATACCAATCCGCGCGGTCATATCTGTGCCGGTAAGGGTGCCGGGTACACCTTTGAGGATCATGCCGCCTGCGCCGGTCCCGAACAGGCCAACAATCGCGCCTTTAAGCTCTTCTTCGGCCTCGTCGGAACCGCCGTCAAAGAACATACCCGCCAAGAGCATCGTTAGGGCATAGCCCCATGTGCCGGTGATCCCCGCGTGCAGCATCATCGAGCTTGTGATACCAATCAACTGCGTACGCGCCTGCTTGCGCACCTCTGGGCTTTCCCCCTTAAATGCTTGGTGCGTATCGCGGAAAAGGCGATAGAGCATGTTCACCTGAAACTGGCGAAAGACGAAGGCCACGCGGGTCCAGTCGTCCTGCATGAAGCGCGGACGGGACCAGTTTTCATAGTTAAAGTGCGTATCCCACGTCAGATCACCAGCTTTCTTCACGGCGGCTTCCTGATCCATTCCCGAATTTTTCGCCATCCGGTAAGCGGCAAGGAATGTCACCTCACGGTTCAGGCGCTCGGCATGGTGGAACAGGAAAGAAATTGGCCGCATGACTTTTTCGCGCACGGGTGAGTATTGCACGCCGCCGTCTTGTATTCCGGCAAGATCGTGCGACTCGCTTTTGTCCAGCGCGCCAGACAAATAGGCTTGCTGCAATGCTGCCCGTTCATCGTCTTTCAATCGGCCACTTGTCAGCGCGCCTCGGCTCCACTCTGCGTCCCCTTTGGAAAGACCCGCTGTGAAGTCTGCCAGCGCACCAGTCAGTGCCTTTGATGCCTTGGCGACCGTCGCACCTTTGATGCCGGCAACCAAGATCGGGATGCCGACAACGGTTGTCTGGGTCAGGTTTACCACCGCCGCCGCCGGTGTCAGGCCGAGATACCAGACAAACGCGCCAGACGTCGCCCAGGCGCTCCACTGCGCGCCGGTGGGGTTCATCGACCAATCATGGCGTTTTTGCATTTCATTGGCGATTGCACCGGCCCGCGTTGGGTCAGGCGCGTTCTTCGCCTCACGCCGCGCATTTTCAACGTGCTTTGTCAGGTCCATGGCATGCCGCAAGCGTGTCAACTGGTGCGCGCCGTGGAACATGCGGCTACCAAACGCTTTGATCGCGTCCCTGTCGAAGCCGGGTACGCCCTTGCGGTGGATATTGGCCTTGCGGACCGAGAATGAAGGCAGGGTTTCCAGATACCTCTGGTAGATTGCATCGAGGATCTGGCCGTCCATAGCGACTTCGCCCAGTGCCTCTGCAATATCGGCCACAAAGTTGGGATCAACGAACCGGCTGACGTCATCTTCGGGCTTCATCACGCCCTTTTCGACCACAAGCCCCTGATCCTGCATCTCCGACGCAATGCGCTGCTGTGCGCCCGCCGTGGATGCCCGCTCAAAGTGAACCAGCTTGCCCTTGGCGTCCCGCGCCGCGACAAAGAATTGCCCAAAGCGCATCAGCGGGAAGTAGGGCCCGTCGATCCGGTTGCTTTCATAGGTCAGGCGCATCTTGCGAATACGCGCGTTCCGGCTGAACTCAAGCATCTTGATATCTTGGTTGTACCGCGACCGCGCCTTCTTGCGCGCCTGCGTTGCCTCAGCGCCCGTCAGGCCGTCTTCAATGATCTGCTGCAACTCGCCTTCATACCGCGCCTTGAGGCGTGAGGATTGCAATTCCATGGCCTTGGCCACCGCATCAACCATCGCGTTGATCAGATCTTCATCGAAAGCCCGATAGCTATCGCGCGCCTTGCGGTAGATATCCTGCATGGCCTCTGGCAACGCATTGAACTTCTGCTGCATAGACGCATGGCTGCTGCGCTTTTCTTCCACGAAATTCATATATTTGCCGGTGGTCATGTCGGCGGGCCGCTTGGGCCGCTTAAACTTCTCCGATGGGTCCATTCCCTCAATCGTGGATTCGTGCATCAGATCGTGCAGCTTTCTGCCGTTCTCTTTGTCCTTGGCGTAGTGACCCTGCCACTCCCGCGCCAACACATCGGCCTCAGCGTGCATTTCCTGCCGCTCCGCCGTCATTTGCCGCATGCTCTGAACCCACTTGGCCGCAGACGGCAGGGCCTTGCCCAGATCACGGAACAGCACTTCGCCCGGCACAAGCGCAAGCGAGTTGTTCTTATCGCTGGAAGCCATGGCGTTGGTAAGAAGGTTGCTGACGAAACTGGCCTCTTTCTTGTCCAATGCCGCATCGGTCTTTGCAGCCTTGGGCGACCACATCTTTGAGATAGACGCCATCAAGGCTGGGTTGTCTGCCGGATCAGCGTTGACCGTATCGAACGTGCCCGATGGGTCTGGATCACGCCCGCCGACTTCGCCTGACCGCACCCGCTCAAAGACTGACGCCGCAGTGTTCATGCCGTTACCTGTCAGGACATTGATGATTGCATCCAGAATGTCCTTGAGCTTCTGCATGGCACCGCGCTCCGCTGCCGTCAGGCCGGTATCACGCCCGTCCGCCCACTCGCGGTACATCTCCGCCACGATTTCCTCGATCTTTGTGGCCTCGGACTTGCCTGCATAGAACTTTTCGACCTGTGCGCGCAGCCGCTTGTTCTTGCGCGCCGCCGCAACAAGTGTGCGCCATTCCTGTTTGGTGAATGCCCCGTTTTCGCCACCAAACACGTCTTTGCTTCTCAGCGCATGAATGACCTCATGGCGCGCAATGCCCAATGGTCCATCCGGTGCCGCCATGGACACGCCGATCACACCGTCAAGGAAGTACCCATCAAGGCTCTCATAGCCTTTCCCGAAGTTGTAGGCTTCATCGTTGAGCGTCAGCGCAATGCGGCCGCCGGTGGCTTTGCCCACTTCGCGCTCGATCTGGCGCACCGTCTTGTTGATATCGCGCTTTGCTTGTGTCGCGTCTTGGAATGAAGCGGTCGACGGCTTGGACTGTGATGCACGGAAGTTAGCGCCGCCATCATCATCGAGACGCATTTCCATTGCGTCTTTCGGTGCTGGCGCGCGATCTGGCGCGACGGCCTGAGCAACAGCTTCAGCATCATAGATGTTCAGCACGCTCCAATTTGACGTCTGATTGCCTTCATCATCCTTTGTGGCGTTCTCTTGCGCCTCAATGATGACAGCCTCACCGGTATCCATGTTTTCTGCTTCAAAGATAGCAATCCGGCCTGTTTTATCAGTCCCTTCAATGCGTCGCGTGCCATTAGGCGCACCCCAGTCAGATACATACGTCTGGCCAGCGTTCTTGAACTGGATGTTCTCAGTAATTGGTTGGGCTGTATCGTCAGCAATAAGATCGCGCCCTTTGTCATCGCGTGCAGCAAAGTAGTTTTCGCCAAGCGCGGCATTCTCAGACGCAAACTTGACTTCCTCGACACGCACCAGCGCAGACAGGCGGGCAAGGCGTTCTTCAGCGTCAATTACCTTTGAACGGTCTACGCCAACATCGAGCAGGCTTTGCATCTGTGGTTTCAGCTCGGCGTGCCGGTTTTGCTCCTTGCTAAAGCGATTTGCTGCGGCTTCGGCCCGCATAGCAATGTTTTCCGGCGACAGCGCGCGCAACAGCTTGTCCGACTTTCTGAAGTCTTTGGCGGTTATGGAGAAATCATCAGAAATGGAAATTTCGTAATCTGCGTTGGGCGGCATCAGGAACGAACGATATCTTACCGCGCCAGTTTGTTGTTTGTCAGCCATCATCGCCACAGACCATCCACCGCCCATGGCGATGTTGAACCGCTTTGGTTCGGAGTATGTGTTTTCTTGAGCGTCCTTCAGAACATCGTATACTTTGCGCTCCCACCCGCCACTAGGACGGTCGGTCCAACGTGTCGGGGCAGTTGGCATTTCCGGCAGTTTTTCTTGCTCTTTGCGTGGCTTGCCCTTGTTTCGCTCTCGGATTTCGTCGGCCAGCGCCTCAAGGCGGGCCTTCTCTTCCCGATACGCGCCTGCTTGAGCGTCCCAGTCGGCCAGGTAGCTGTCAGCGCCATCACCGATCTTATCAACGGAAAAACCTGCATAATCATCTGCACGCTCTTTCAGCACACGCTGCCTGCCATCATAGGACTTCATGAAATCCTTGGCTTCGGACAGGTTCCGCAGCTTTGAAGCAATTTCGGCGCGGGCATTATCCCGGTCTTTCTCGGCCTGCATTTTTTGGAGGAAGATTTCCTTGCCCGTCGATTGCGCCATGAACTCTGCGTATTGGTCGGCGTCACCACCTTCTTCAACAATGGAATCGGTAGCCGCATTCATAAACGTCTCGATTGCGGATGCCTTCCGTTCGAGCACCTGCCACTGAACAACGTCAGCGGTTTGCTCAGTCGAATAGGCGATGATTTCCACTTCAAAATTGTCGGGATCGGCCTGATAGAACTCATTGCCTTGCCGAATAATGCGGCCTTCACGCTGCTCCATATCTGATGGACGCCATGGCGCATCGATGTGGTGCAACGCCACCAGCTTCTTTTGCGCGTTTGTACCGGCCCCCATCTTCTGCGTTGATCCAAGAAGCACGCGGACACGACCTTCATTGACGGCCTCAAAGAGTGCGTTTTTCTGAATGGTGGTGTTGTAATCATGGATGAAGGCAATCTCGTCTTCTGGAACACCCTTTTCGATCAGCGCTGCGCGCATGTCGTCATAGAACGAAAAGCCGGTGTCTGCCGTGAACATGGATGCCGCGGCATCTTGTGCTGCTTCGCTTTCCATAAATTCAGTCAGGCTGTCACGCTTCCGTGTCGTCGTGTCGAGGTCATCAATTGCATTTTCGATTTCACCGAGAAGATCGCCCCATATTTCAGCGTAGGTTTTGCCTTCGCTTTGCTTCAAGCGTGCAGTCAAGTCCGAACCTTTGACGCCAAGCTTCTCATATGCGGACTTTATCACGCGCTTTGCGTCACGTTCCGCAGCCTTGGATGGCGCGCTCATGTCGCAGAATACCATCTGCGCGCCTTTGCGCTCTTTGTTCTCTTCCCAAATGCGGAACACTTCTGCTGACGATCGGTCGACCTTCGATCCTTCTTCGCGGCCCAGTGTTGGATCGATTGTACGGATATCAACGGACGCCTTGCGCGCGTCTGTGAGTACCCACAAGGCGTTATCGACGGACATATAATCCTTGTTGCTCTTGTTTGCCTTGATACCGGCCATGCGCATCACAAGGTATCTGACAAACTCTGTCATTTTCGGCGTCGGTGGCGCCAGACTGATCCTGCGTGCGCCACCCTTGATTTTGGGTGTCGGGAACCGCGTTGAAACCTGCTTTGCTGGGTCTGGCTGGGCCGCGTTACGCGCCTCCATTTGCTCGGTATACATGCGCTCCACGTCAGGCCGCATGACGATATCGCTGAATGAGCGGTAAAGCTGGGACAGCGGGCCAAGGTTGATCATGCCGGACATGATGTTGCGCTCTTTGAGCTGCATCGATGCCGTGTATTCAAACCGGCTTTCATCCTGAATGAAGCCCGCCTTCCAAGCGTCAAAGCTGCCAATGCCCATAGACTTCAAGGATTCTGGTATCAGGTACTTCATCATCGAGTAGATTTCGACCAGTGAGTTAGAGATTGGTGTGCCTGTCAGGAAAGCGACACCGGACCCCTGTTGTTCCTGCAATGTGCGAACCTTCATCAGCATGTCAAACGCGCGCTGGCTGCCGCCAGGGGGGTTCATGCCGACAAGCCGCGAGGCAGTGGTCGTGTATTCAAGGTTCTTGAACAGGTGCGCCTCGTCAACGGCGAGATAATCAACACCCAAGTCCTTCCATCCAATGATGGAACTGTCCGCCTTTTCGGCCAGCTTGTCATTGAGCTCTTTCAGCTTGTCGGTCAGTTTATTGAGGCGTGACCCCATCTGGCCTACGCTTCTCCTGCTTTGTCCGCTGGCTCTTGCTTCCTGCATGGCGGCATTGAGCTCTTCAATTTGCTCATTGAGATACTTGCGCGATGTGTCTGCATCATTTTCGATCTTTGTGAGCTGCGAGTGACCAATGATCACGGCATCATAGTCGCCTGTCGCGATACGGTTGATCAGCTTCGAGCGATTGGCCGGCGCAAAGTCTTTCTCGGTTGGCACAAGAATGTTGGCCGCTGGGTAAAGCTCAAGCCATTCACGGCCCCACTGGCCAGTCAGGTGGTTTGGAACCGCGACAACAGCTTTGCGTGTCAGGCCCATACGCTTGCGCTCCATGATCCCTGCAATAGCCGTGAACGTTTTGCCTGCGCCGACAACGTGATGAAGCAACGTCACCTTGTCTTGGATCATGCGCCATGCGCCATTCTTTTGACTGTTGCGAAGATCAATCTCTGGCGAGTTTCCGACCATGCGCAGATAGCGCACCCCTTCATACTTGCGCTCCGTGACCACGTTCATTTTTGCATTGAAGGCATCGATAACCATGCCTGCCCGCTCAGGATTGGCATAAGCCCATTCGGGAAACTCTTTTGACATGCGCTCGTATGCGGCGACGGCCTCTTTCGTGGCTTCTTCGTTTTTTACCCGCCTATCACCTTCGGGCGTTCTGATTGTGTCATATACGACCGGTATCTTGCCTTTGATCGCGTGCTCAAAAATACGACCTGCATCCATGCGCTCGGTCGCAAACTGCTGCCCGAACTCTGTAAGAGCACCGATCGACCCTGTTTCGACCGAAGCCATGCCAACGGTTTCCTGAATGCTCACTTTCGCGCTGGGGTAGCCCAAGGCTTGCAAGAATGATGAGAACACCTCTTTTGGTATCCACAACGACCGGATCGATGGTGTGATTTGGTCCTGTCTTTTTGCGGGCGGCATTGCTTTGTTAAGGTGTGGCACATTCTGATACATGCCCGCGCTTTCCGCGTCCTTAATCCGCTCCGCCAAGTTTCCAGACAGATAGACCTCTGCAAGCTCATATCGCCCTGTTTTGGGGTTCTTGAAGGCCATCGGGTCTTGCCCTGCCGTCATTTCCTTTACAACGTCTTCGGTCGATTTCCCTGACAACTCTCCGATTAGGATAGGATCAACATGCCCGCGCTCTGCCATGGACACATGCAGGCCATCTGCGACGCTTTCCACGCTGTCCGGCATCTTGTGCGGGTAAATCACGCGCTTGCTCAGGATCGGCGCATCTTTGGCCGTTTCATCATTGACGCCCTTCTTTGCGGGCTTGTAGCCAATCTCCAATGCAAGCTCTGTTCCCACATCGCCCCGCAGAACAGCCTCGTTCTTTGAATTGTTGAGGTATCCATGCGCCTTTTTGAATTTGCGATACGTTTCACGCAGGGTCCGTCGTTTGCCTTCGAGGATCTGCGGCTCGGCGTCGGCGCGCTCAAGTCCGATCAGCTCTTTGGTCTTTTGGCGTAGATCAAGCATAGCGGACAGACGTTGGAAACCATCTGAACCCAGGCGCTTCCGATTCACCTGCTTCTCATAAGTCTCAAGAGAAGACATAGCCTCCTTGGTGGGCTTTTCCGCAAAGAGAAGGTTGGACAGGTTGTCAGCCATTGCTGCTTCATACTTGGCCTTCTGGGGCATCGGCTCACTGGCCAGATCGATCAAGCCTGCATCTACGGCGGCATTCTTGGCGCGCTGTTCGATGTTGATCCGGTCCTCAAGCGAAACCTTGGAACGTGCTTTCTTGGCCGAAATTAACGCGCGGACCTCTTGCACAAGGCGGCCCTTTGCCTCGGCTTCATCCTGCCAGAACGTGTCTTGTGTGACTTCCTCAACGAATGATCCGTCTCCATCGTTCCGACCGCGTAACACCTTGCCTTTGGCGTCGAGCATCATCTTACCATCGGCAAGCGTCGATGACGTGTCCTGCGCAGTGGTTGCCGCCTCAAGCGCTTCTTCACGGCTAGGAAGGGTGGCAGTGATACTATCAATCGCCTGATCCAGCGATGCCTGCATATCGCGGCCATCATCATGCAGGGTAAATTCACCCTTGCCATTCGGATCGCGCCCACCGGCATACATGGTCCCATCCATGGCCGGACGGCCCAGCATCATATCTGGGTTTGCCGCAAAGTAGCTGTTGATGCGCGTCCCGTTCGGGCCTTCGACGCCGGTATCGAGCCAGCTTGTGTCGCCCTCGCCTTCGCCTGCTTTGCGTTTCTGAAAAAACACAATGTCGGTTGTGACTTGCGTGTTGGCGTTTGCCTCAAACGCTGTGTTCGGAAGGCGGATTGCGCCTAGGAAGTTAAAATCAGGCGCAATGCCGCGACGTGCATCACTGTTGGGTGTGTCGAGGAAGCGGCTTGTGACCACCATGCTCATGATCCCGCCTTCGCGCAAAAGCTGGCCAGTCTTTGCAATGATGAAGTTGTGAACCTTCATCTTGCCCAGATCGGGGTGCATCTTCTTGTTGCCTATTTGCTCCGCGCCAAATGGCGGGTTGCCGATAGCCACATCAAAGGTTGCGCTGCGGAATGGCGCATCCTGAAAGCCAGTACCGTCAAAGACATTGGCTTGCGGGTACAGGTTCTTTGCGATCATGCCGGTGATCGGGTCGAGCTCGGACGCATACCATTCGGTTTTGGCTGACAGGTCCGCCGGTTGCAGGCCCAAGAAATTGCCCGATCCGATTGTGGGCTCCAATGCGCGACCACCATCAAAGCCGAAGTTGCGCATGGCGCGCCACATCGCCTTAACCACGACACGCGACGTATAGTGCGCGTCATTGGTGGAACGCATGGCAGCAACGTACTGCTCGCCGCTCAATAGCTGTTTCAGCTCGGCCTGTGCCTTGCCCCACTGGGTGTTGGTTCCCTTGTGCTTTTCGTCAAAGAGGGTTTTCAGGCCACCCCAGCCGACCCAACGGGCAAGAACGTCTTGTTCTTCGCGCGTGGCGTAGCGGTTTTCACTTTCGAGTTGAAATACAAGGCGCAACGCCGCCATGTTGGCGGCCAGCTTTTGACCGTCAGTCCCTTCGCCCAGGGCGAAGTCGTCGGAAATTACATAGTTCGGTTGAGGCGTGCCATTGGGGGCTGATCCGGTGCTGTCAGCACTTGATCCCGGACCGTCGCCCACGCTTCCGCCCTCGTCATCGACGGCAGGCTCTCCCGCGCCGTCTTCATCATCTTCTCGGCGTCCATCGTTATCCGATCCACTGTCAGGCTGTCCGTCTCCGTCCATTCCTTGTTCGGTGACTTCGCCTGTAGGTTCTCTTTGACCGCCATCTTGATTTGTAGATTGTTCATCTGGGCCCTCATTTGCGGCCTGATCGGCCTCGCCTGCCTCTGGTGTATCCGATTCCGTGTCATTTTGCGAGATGGTTTGCTCTTCGGCCAGTGCTGCGCGCACCTCGGCCATAACAGCGGACGCATCATCCATGCCTGAGATGTCTTCACCGGCTAGGTCCATGTTGTCGCGCACATGGTTGTAGGCCGCGCGCATGGGCTCTTGTGCCTCACGCATGGAAAGGCCGGTTGTTTCTGCGAAGTCACGCAGCATTTGGCCGAATTTCTTTGCGCCGCCTTCGATGTAAAGGGCGACAAGCTCACCGCCAAGGATGATGTATTCAGGATCAAGGCCGCTGCTGGCCTGATTGCGTACCTTTGCGGCAAGTCGTGCTTTCAACTCGGCCGCACGATCCTGCTTTTCCTGTGAAAGACCGGATAGAAGGCCGCTGGTTGCGGGTGCTGTATCCGCGATAACTGGGCTGTTTGAGGTGTTTTCTGTTTGCGTTGCCGCAGGTGCTTCCGCCCCCTGATCCGTAGCTTTCTCGCGGTCTTGCAAGATATCTGCACGAGCAGAATAGATCCAACCCAGCAAGTCAGGACGTGCCGTTTCGATGTAATCTGTCAGTCCGTCGAGCATGTCGGCGGGCGCGGCCTCAAGCACGCGATACACGTCTTGAGAGCGCAGCTTATCAACGCTGTCGGCCGCAACGTTGATCAAGGTTTCATTGGTCGGCTTCGGCTCTGGCGCGGCCTTCTTCTTAAACGGGAAGTCCAGATTGCCAGAAACCGGCTTGGTGCTGTCGAAGTTGCTGTCAGACGTGCTTTCCAGCCATGCCTTGAGCTGGGCAACGCTGCCCTCGAAGAATGCGCCAATACGCTCGTCAGCGCGACCATCATTGAAAGCGCCACGATAGGCTGTCAGTGCGGCCCCGCGCGAAGGGAAGCCAACCATGATCTTGTGTTCATCAAACTTGCCGCTGTCCGCGTCCGCCTGGTCGATCCACATGACGTAATCAGCATCGGGTGCCTCGCCCATGTAGAAATCAACATGCTCGCCGTCTGCACCTTCGGTCTGCTTGAAATAGCCATAGTGCGCGGGCATGGTCACGGACCACGTTTCGCCGTCCTGATCGGTCCCGCTGCGCTCACTGCCCTTGGCGTTCTCGATAGTCAGGTTCATGCCATTCCAGATGATATGGCCCTTTTGATAGTTTCCGGCTTCTTTCTGCCCGTCCGTTGGGTTCGGGTCGGCATCAGCCGCCGCTGCATCGACATCTTCTTTGGCGGGTGGCGTGAGGGGCTGCCCAATACGCTTGCGACCGCCCCGCTCACCACGATTGGCCTGCTCTGCGGGATCATCAAAGAGCATCGGCACACCGTCGCGGTATGTCAGGGTAGGATCGCGCTCGATCATGTCTATGAGGCTGCCAAGTTGCTCGTCACGCAGGTTTGCCGACGATGCAATCAATGCGCCCATATCGCGCGCCAGTGTTTCCAGCTTTGCGCTGTTGATTGAGAGACGCGCTATTGCGCCATCCAGCTTGGTCACTTGCAGCTGCTTTGGTGTGACCTTCAGGACCGTCCCATACCCGGGCAACACGTCGCCTTCTTTGGCGTTGGCAAGCGCGATATTGCCAAGGCTCAAGTCGCTGCTGTCACCAATGCCGTTTACCGGCGCATCGACGCGGGCTTTGCTTATGCCCAGCTTGCGGTTGGGGTAATCAACAGAACCAGAACTGTCCTTTACTTGATTTTTGCCAGTATCGTTATTATCTCTCTTTGTGCCGCGCCCGGGCAGCGGAGCCATGCTGCCCCATAATTCACTGAGAGTGCCTGTAAACTTTTCAGCGAGACGCGGCGCTCCTTTATCGTATGAACCAATTAACCACGCGCCTGATTGCCCATCCCAGTCAAGGCGAACACCGGCACGATCTGAGTCGCTTTCAAGCTGAATGCGATTTTCGGTTTTGCTTGTAACTGTCATGCGTGAAATACGCCCTTGCAGGTCATCCAGAACCTCTGGGTGCCACGCAATCAACTTAGATAGCCCGTATCCATCACTACGGCGCGTTCCGGCCTTGCCCCAAACGAGCGATATATCCCCTACATCGCGGTGATTAAGCGCGCCTGTTGCCTCACCAGTCTGCCTGCGCTCCAGCTCTAGTGCAGCCCCCTTCCAGTCCCCTTTATAACCAGAAATAACAGGTCCGAATGGGCCTGTTGCGTTGTCTGACGCATTAGATGCACTTGGCGTTTCTGCCGCAAATTTGTCTGCGCGGTCCTTGCGAATGAACGTCCCGCCCTGAAACGCAAAGCCGCCGGTATCGAACCCGGTAATATCGGCAGGCTTGAACCCTTTGAGGACATAGCCTTTCAGCTTCTTGCCCTTGCGGGTGGTGTATTCGACCTCGCCTGCTGCAATGGCATCGGCCACCGCCTTGCGCAGCGGGCTGGTTTCTTGATCAGCGGGAGCGGTTTCGGGCTGATCCGGCGCAACGTCTTGTTCTGGCGGCGTCTCGTTCTTGATCGGTTCTTGATCCGGCGCGGTGTCCGGCTCAAATTGTTCATCAAGAGCCTGGCGGATTGCTGCATCAAACGATCCAAACTCCGAGTGCCCGTTCGGGGTTCCGTTTTCGTCAAGGTAAGTCAGGCGGAAGCCACCCGGCTTTGACATATCCGGACCCGCGATTGCCCGCTGGCCTGTGCTTGAAGTAAGCCGCACCGGCTTTCCGCTGGCCGATAGTGTTTTTGCAATTTCTTCCTTACGGGCAATGCTTTCCCTCGCCTTGGCCCGCAAGTCTTGCAATTCACTTGTCGGTGTTTGTTCTTGATCCGGCGCGGCTTCTGCGACCGGTTCGGGGCTTGGCGGGGTTTGCCCGCCAGTCAGTGTCTCTTCTGGTGCTGCGGCCTCTGGATCGCCTGTAAATGCGTCTTGGGGTCTGCTGGCCTCTAGTGCGGCTACGTCAACGTCAGGCGCGTCCTGTGCCTGTTGACGGACGCCAATAAACCCGCCGCCAAAGGGCTCGACGGAATAGCCTTCGCCAAGACGGCTTTCAGCAACCCGTTGCGTTGGGAAAATGACTGGATCGCCATTATCGTCAGTGAACATGGCTTCATCAATGCGGCTGGCTTCTTCGCTGCGCTGGCGCTCTTGTTCGCGCGCATTTTCGGCAAGCTCGGCCACGTCATCGCGCGTCTGCGAAAGCGTGCGCTGCAACGTCGCCATATAGGCGTCGTCCGGCGTCATGCCTTCGTCACGCACCATTGCGTCCACGGTATCCATGAACTCGTCAGGATCAACGCCTTGCGGGATTGGTGGCAGGTTTTCGACTGGCGCTTCTGGCGCTGGCTGTGCGTCTGGTGTTTCTGGCGCGGCCACATCTGGCTGCTTGGCAAGTGCTGGTGTGACGATCACAACGCCATTGGCAATGTCTGCCAATTCAACGTCGGCATCTGTGCCGTCCGCCCCGCGGAACTGCGCAAAGCCTGACGCTGGGTCTTCACCCAAAAATGTCGCGTCCATCGGGTCGCTGATTTCGCCCGTCTCTTGGTCAACGAGCTGGATCTGCACCGGCTGGTCTGCCCGAAACCCACCCAAAAGGGCATCAGGCGCGTCTGCGGCCACATCTGACAGCGGTGAGGGTGTTGCCGGTTGCGTTGCGTCGCCGGACGGTCCCTGCGGTGACAGCGCGTCACCGGTTGGCGTTGGTGCCCCCTGCGCCCGCTGGGAGGAGGTAGCAGGCATTGGGGGCACCGCACCAGAACCCGACGCCGTGCCGGGAGGAACACCAACGTCGCCGGTGCCTGGTTCGTTAAGAAGGTCGATGTTTGTTTCTTGGTCATTACTGTCATCGTCGCCGTTGCGGTCATTACTGTCATCGTCGCCGTTGCGGTCATTACTGTCATCGTCGCCGTTGCGGTCACGGTATGCCTTGGCACCACCGCCGACACCGCCCAAAGCACCGCCAAGAAGGCCCGCGGCAACGCCAACTTCAATATACTCTTTCACGGCATCTTCAGTATCGAGCGGAAGGCCAGCCTGCATACGTTCGAGCATTGACTGCCCGATTTCAGTTGGCACCTCCATCAAGACGCCTGCCCCAGCGCCCTTTCCAGCCCCAACCAGAACGCGCTTTGTAAGTATACCGCCACCTTCAGCTGCTATCTTGGCGCCGACCCCCAGGCCTGAAACGGTAATTAAGTCAGTCACAACATCTAAGGCCGCTTGAGGGACAGCGGTAAGCAGGGCGGCTCCTTCATTGACTTGAACAGGAGTGCCGGCTTCTTCGGCCACGTCTTTCTGTCGCTCTCGGTTTTGCCCATAAAAGAACGGAAGGTTTACAGCCAGACCGCCAATGGCTGCGCCTACAGCCGTCCCGACAACTGGGACAACCGAACCAATAGCGCCACCAGCTGCTGCGCCAGCCAACGTCGAACCCATTTGTGGTACTTGCTGACCGGCCACCTCAGATGCATACCTGCCGAAAGAGCCAAGGCCATCGACGTCATCAAGTCGTGTGAACCCTCGTGACTTCTCTTGTGCTTCGGCTTCGTTTCTATCGGCTACCTCGCGACCGTATTCCTCGACCCCATCAAGGCCAAGCATGCCGCCAACGCCCTCCACGGCAGAGCCGTAGCTTTGCTGGATCGTATCGGCCCCAACGCCAATCGCCTTGCGAAAACCACCTTCCGGCTGCGGTTCTTCTCTTGGCGTGCCATAAATCTGCGCACGAAGGTTTGTGGCATAGTCCCCGAATGCCCGCCCCTCGTCTTCCCCGAACAACTCTGAGACAATCGCATTTGGGTCTTCACCGGCTTTGAACCGTGGGCCGACTTGCTGTCCGCGCTGGCGAGCAATTGCCAAAAGCTCTTGTGGCGTCTGCGCCCCTTCAAGCTCGGCGGATGCGTAAAGCACCTCAATCGGCGTCCCTGTTTCAATGGCAATGTCTTCAAGTGCGGTTTTTGTTGAAACGGGATCAGTACCGAAGATGGGCATATCGCTCATGTGGGGGCCTCATAGCAAAAGGGACCGACGCTATTTGCGTCAGCCCCTCATATACCACATTTAGTCTCTCTTGAAACTACGGACACCACATCTTGTGTATTTACCCGCCAAACGTCGGGACTGGCTGCCCGTTTGATCCGCCCTGCACAACGCCGACACCACTTGCAGCACCCGGCTGTGGCTGTGGCAGGTCGGGCCGTGATGATCCGATGTACTGGCGGACGGCTCTGTCTGCTTCTTGCCGCTGTTCCGGCGTGAATTGCTGCATCGTGGCACGGTCAAAAAACCCATCTGGGAACAGCAGCTCCATTGCCGCATCATAAGCTGAGGTAAACTCCTCGGCATCGGAGACTTTCTGGGCGAGTGCTGCATTAACACGCTCTCTCTGGCGCTGGTATGCGGCAAGCGGCGACCCCCAGTCGGAAATCCCATTGAGGACGTTTTGCATCCCCATGTATTCCTGCTCGATGGTTTCGCCCGACTCCTTGTTGGTCATGGACAAAACAGCACCAACCGGTTGGCCGTTGGCGCCTTCGATCAAGCGCGTACCGGCGCGGTCCACTTGCCACAAGCCATCTGGCTCGTAGGCTCGCACCATTGCATCCAATGAGGCACTGAATGCCGTAGTATCTCCCGCATTCGCGGCGACGGTCGCGCGCCCCATGTGCGTGGCACCCTGGCTCGCTTGTTCGCCGTCCAGAAACTCGCGATATTCCCTTGCTTCGGTCAACATCCCCTTTGACACCAAGGCTGCGACCACTTCGTCACCGCGCGACAAGATATAATCAAGGCTGCGCTTTCCACCCTCATTCAGTGATCGCTGTGTGGCGCGCCCACTTTGAACAGCGCTACCATCTGACATTGCGTAGGAGCGCGTGCCTTGCGTGACGGCATCCGTGACAGACATGCTGGCTGGATATTGCAGGCGCGGCTTTCCGTCATTGCTTTGCCCGGGCTTGGTGCGAAGCTCTGGGGTTTGGGGGTCAGGGTTTTGCTCGCTGGCTGTGGCGTTGCGGGCCTGCTGGGCTTGCGCAGCCGCGCCTGCTGTATCACCGGCGGTAATCTTTGCTCCCATGCTGTCACGGGCATCAGTGATCCCGTTTTGGCGGCGCAGGTTTGCCGCTTCAATCGCGGACTCCATTGCGGCGCGTTCTGCGGCGTCACCACCGGCGTTCGGGTCTGTGTAGGCTTTGCTTCCACCGCGAAACGCGCGGTTTACGGGGGCTCCTGCATCTGGGGAAAAGAGCGAGATACCTTTGGCAAAACCTTGACCAAGATAGTCTGTGGCAGCGCCAAGCGCATTGCCCGCCCCACGCACGCGCTCGTCAAAATACTCAGCGATCCCTAGCGCGCGGCCAACTGCATTCCGCTGTATGGTCAGCGCCTCGCGCATGGCGTCATCGATATCGGGATCGAGGAGGCGCTGTGTCAGCTCTTCGTACTTGGATACCTGTTCCGGGTCTGCATCGGCTGGGATTTGCGGCTCTTGCGCACTACCCTGCCCGCGCGTGCGCTGGTTGGACTGCTGCATTTCCTGATCTGGGCTAACGCGCGACGAACCTGTGCCGCGGCGGCGCTGATCTGTGCCTGTCTCCGATGATTGTTGACCATCTGGCCGTTGATCTTGCTCCATCGCATTGCGCACGGCTGGCGTATTGAGCTCGGTTGCGCCCATAGTTGGAGGCTGATAGCCGTTACTGGCTGCGCGCCGTGCCTCTTGATCTGACTGCGCCCGTTCACGCGCCGCTACACGCTGCGCCTGATTTTCAAAGGCCTCTCTTGGGTCAGTCATGCCAAGAGGATCGTCAAAACGATCAACGCGACGTGTGGTGCCATCAACGACTTCTGGCGCGGCATCTGGCGCGGCAGGCTGTGATACCCGCATTGGTGCCGCCGTTGGTGGCCGCATATCGGTCGCACCGCCACCGCGCTGGCCTTGCTGTAAGCGAGAAGGCACATCGAGGCGCGACGTTTCACCCGTTGGGTCAGGATTGCGGCGCGGATCAGCACCCGGCCCTGTAGCGAGAACCTTTTGGATTGCGGCCTTCATGACCTCTTGCGGCGTGCCTTGCGGAAAAGACGCAGTTGAGCCATCTGGCAGTCGGACTTGAATTGTCATGCGTTTACTCCGGGATTAGACCGCGTTGCGGATCATAGACGTAGTTTGTGACGGCCCCATCCGCATTGGGCAGAGACATGCCTGCTGCGGGTGTGGTGTTGCGCCCGAAGCTCAATTGTGTAGAGCCTGTTTCCAGTGGTTGCGGATTGCCCGTTGCATTTTGCACTGACATAGACGCTGCGACCGGCGGGCTGTTGTGAACCTCAGCTTGCACGTCAGCGATCGTTGGGCGATTGCCCCGCGCTGCCGCCCTGCGCATCTGCGCCAGCCGTGCTTCATGCATTTCCTGCGCACGATCTTCGCCCGCACCCGCCCAGTCATGGCGCTCGCCGGACCGCTCGAAGTCTTTGTCTTCCATGGCGCGCAGACGCTTGTTGTTGTCCATGGTGTCGCGGAAAGTCGCGCCCCGCATTGCGCCGTCTACAAATGCACCCAACATGTCTGTGCTTCCTTATGCTGTGGCGCGCTGCTTTGGCGCGTCCATTTTGTCTACTTTTGCGGCCAATTCCTGCACCGCGCCCATGGTGATCCCGACGGCATCGATCACGTTGATCTCTTTGCCGTTGCCAAGGCCGGTCGCCTTCTGGAAGTCTTCAGCGTAAGGCCCGACGTGTTTTTTGCCGCCACCGTCACCCATGCCGCGCTTATACTCCCACTCTTCAACCGGCATATCGCGCACGGCATCGAGGACCGACATGGGCTTGCGCTTGTTGGTCTTGTATTCCTTGGATGACATCATCTTGAAGCCAACCGCCGTACCTGCGGCCCCTGCGATATCGCCCCAGAAAGCGTTATTGGCCTCATACCCTGCCATCTGTTGATTGAACTGGGTGTTGAGGCCATTGATCATGCCTTGCTGGCCGGACATGGCTGCGCTTGCGCCGCCTGCTGTCATGGCGTTTGCACCGCTAATACCGTTCATGGCCGCTGACATGCCGGTGCCGCCCGCTGACGTGCCCATGCCCATGCTGGTTGCCGGATTGACGGCAAGACCTGCACCGAGATTGATTGCCTGCGCGCGAAGCCCGCGCCCCTCGCTCTCGATCCGGCGCCGGGCACCATTGGCGGCCCCCGCAGATGCAAGCGCTTCAGTGGTCTGCGCGCGGTTGGATTGGGATTGCGACCGGCCAGAATTGGGGTTCACGCCCATTGCGGCGTTCTGACGGGTGCGCTGCTGTCGGCCAAGGGCAAACTGCTGGCGCACATCGGCAACCGCCTCGGTAGATGCAGCCTCCTTGCGCTCGTCACTGGCGTAGTTTTGCGCTTCATCAATGAACCGGTCTTGCAGTGGGACAAACGTGTCCTCGTAGCGCCCGCGATCATCCGCAGCCCAGCCGTCAGTGACCGCCGCCCTGCCCTGCATCCAGTCCAGATACTCTTGGCTTTGATCTAGTTGCAGCTGCGAGAACCGTTCAGACGCTTCTTGTGCGCGCATCCCGATTTCGGCCTGCATGACTGCGGCTTCACCGATCCGCGCGTCCGGCTTTGGTGGCTTTCTTCCCATCGTATCAGTCCTTTTCGAGCCAGCGGCATTCGTCCCGGGTCATGCCAAAGCATACACCATCCGTGCCGTCATGGGCACCACATTTTGTGGCTCCCTCAATTCTCCACCCAATATGTAGGCATGCCGTCAGTGCGCGGATGTTCCAATGCGGGACAACGGTTTTGATCTTCGTCACCCCAAGGTGGTCAAAGGCATAGGCCCCGAGAACCCTCAAGACACCCCGCGTTGCCCACCGGCGCCCGCCATTGCTGGCAATGTGGAAGTCGCATGAGTGCGCACACTGGTTGTCAATCGTCACCACGGCCTGCAACCTGCCTTCGACGTCCACAACGCCCAATGCGATGCTATCAGCCCGCATGGCGTCCTGACCGTGCCAGATCGCCGCTTGCTGCAAAAGCCCGGCTTGGTGTTCCATCGTTACGCGCATGATTACTCCGGCGGCGTGGGCCAAACCACACTTGCGGGGAAGCCCTCTTGTGCCGGAATGTCCCGCAACGCTTGGCGGTAGATTGCCCATGCGGCTTGATCGACGGGCGCATCTGCAACCTGCGTCCAGTCGGATGCGGTGAGGAGGTTGTCACGTTTCGCGCGGGTTTCGGCGGCCAGAACTTCAGCTGGGTCTGGCGTTGGTGGCGCAATGAATGGCTCGGCTGAGTGTTCGAGGTTAGCAAAGAGCTCGCGACCCAATGGTTCCACATCATTGGGTGACGCCGTGAACGGTATCCATCCGTAGGAGGGATGATTGATTTCGCAGTCAATAGTGGCCTGCGAGGTATAGATCGGGTTGCGCGTTTCCATTATGAAATCCTTAGCCAAAGCGTTGCACTGGTATACACTGTGTCGGGCCCTGAATCCTCATCTCTTACGGTAGTGTCTGCAAACCCAAGGCAACGCCACGTTCCAGCGGGACTTGACCCGTTGAATGTACCTCTTGAGTTTGAAGGCTCTAGGCTTGATCCTGCCCTTGTTGTCCCAAATGGGATGTCGCCTACAACTTGGAAAAACCCATACGTCCCAAATGGGATGTCGCCTACAACTTGGAAAAACCCATACGTCCCAACTGCGCCCGCTGTAGCGCCAGCAATAGCTGACAACACATCAGGCGTGGTTGGTGGTATCTGGGCTGGACTTAGAGCCTCAACAGCAGCCTTCACCTTAGCCGGACTCAGAACGCCCTCTTGTGTGCCCGTGCCCGCTTCCCATGCGGCTATGTCCTGGGTCGCGCCGCTGATCCGCAAAGAGCCATCTACAAAATCAACGCTCAGGCCGGTCCCTGTAAGAATGCTACCTGTTTTGCTATCCAGTTGCGCTTGAATAGGGCTGGTCACGCCATCGAGGTGGTTCACTTCTTCTGTCGAGACTGTCGCGCCGTCCAAGATGTTCAATTCATCAGTGGTTGCCGTCAGGCCAAGGTTTTCCAGCGCGGCATCGCTATCAGCCAAGTCGGACAGGTTTGCGGACTTGGCGGCGGCACCATTGGCGGCGGCTGCAATTGCCGTAAAAGACTGTTCGAGCGGATAGGCTGGCAAGCTGGTGAAAGCCGTTGTGCCATCCCCAATGCGCAAATTGCCGGTGTCGGTTTCCCATGCGGGTTCTCCATCCAGCAACACAGGGTTTGCTGCCGTCCATTCGGCGGCTGTGCCACGCCGCAAAAGGATGCGTGCTTTAATGTCGGCCATGTTCTTCTTCCTCGTTTATCTGCGGATCGCCCATGTGAGCGTCGGGTGTGTTTCGTTTGGCACGTTGAATGTGGTGGACCCGTCACCTGCGCCGTAAGTTGTGCCGATTGCTCTGAACAGGATCACGTATGCTGACCGAGACACGGCGCGACCATCTGCGGGCACCCAGCCCTTCGGGACTGTACCTGCAAAGAGCTGCATTGCGCCGACGGCAGGCGTCAACTCCGCCACAACGGACAGGATCGTGTCGTTCAATCGCTGCTCGTCGGACTTGCGCATAGCGGCTTGCAGGGCGGCTTTAGGCCGTTCCCCGAGCAGCACACTCAGCTTTTCCAACATGCCAGGCGGAAGTCGTTCCATGTCGGGCATCAGGCCACCGCCAATTCTTCGAGCGTCTGCCCGATCGATATGGATGTAACCTCGGCGCTGCCTTCGATTTCAATCTGCCATTCCTTTGAACGGAAGCCGGAGGGCAATCGTTGCGGTGTGTTGAATTTGTCCGTTTGATGCACAAGCTTGCCGTCTGCGAATATTCGCGTCGTAAGAACGGTTTGGGCAGGCGTCGTGTCGGCCTCGACCATGATCGCGGCAAATGAAACCGGCGAAGGGGTGTAGAATGCCTTGGACCGCCATCTGTATGTCGTTGTCGGGCGCGAGCGATTGTCGAATTGCCGGACTTCTGTGGTGTTGGACAAGAAGTACAGATTGCCATCGGCAGGATTGAGGAAGAATGCGTCTGGTGAACCTGCAAATTCGGGATCAGTGCGCAAGAAGTATGGCTGCTCTCCGGTCAGGTCGATAAACCCAATGGCGTTGATTGCCGCTTTGGTGAGAGGCGAGCCACCATCGTAATTGACGAAGCCAAGCAATGATGAACTCGGGCCGCCGCCGTTGTAGCTGTCGGGGTTTGCGGGATCGAGGACAGCTTCACCCCCGTTGAGGCTATCAATGGCACCATCGGAATATCCAAAGGCGTAGCGGCCGTCATAGCTGGCCGCGAACATGGTGCTGGGGGATAGCTCGCGCCAGTCGTCACGGGTAAAGAGGTTGCGTGATGCGAGCTGCGTCCCACTTGCCGAGATGACAATGAGCCCGTCTGCGGACGGATACGCCGCGGCATAGCCCAGATCCACGACGCCACGACGGGACACACACGGCAGGTTGGCTTCCATGCGCTGCATGATCATGTTTTCGGGTGCTGTGCCTTGAATGATATAGGGGGTGGCTGTGGTCAGCACGGCCAGCGTTGATCCAAAGGCAGACAGCGCCACAATGTCGTGGTCGACCGTCAGGCTGTACTTTTGCGGCCATGCATGCGGAATGTAGGGCTCGCAAAAGAACACTTCACGCCCAGAAAAGCCTGCCATCATGCCGTTTGACATGGCAGTTAGCCCGTCGAGGGTGTCAACCGGCGGGTCAAAGTCGGCAGACGGCAGCACTTCTTGCAGCGGGTTGGCCTCAAGATCATGCGTGTAGGTGGTGTTTGCGACCGGTATCTCTGCTACGAAATACAAATCTGTGATGCCGGAAGCGCTGGTCTGCGAGCGATAGATGCGGCGACGGTCGATTCCTCTGCCAGTCGGCGCGGCGTCCATGTCTGACAATGATACTGTGTTGCCCGGGCTCCATAGGATTGCGTCCGAGGCGGGCGACGGGGCGCTTTCTTCGTCAAACTCGGTGACGAATGTGTATGCGTAGACGAAACTCTCTGCCAATTCGGTATCGAGGGTTCCCACCATGGCTGCTGTTGGTGCGTTGGCAGGTGCCGCAAGGGCCAAGGGATAGTCGGCATCATTGGCGATCACACGCGGGGCACCTGTCAGGGTCGTGTAGTAGAGGCGATCTTGCGCGACGGGGCCCGTGGCGATATCGGCCTGCGCCGCAAATGATAGCCATGTGTCATTGTGAAGGTAGATCGTGGACGCTGCGCTTTGCAGGGTTTCAATCAAGGCGCTTTCGCGAAACGGTGTTACATTGCCATCATCAAGACGTGCATTGCTCGATACCATGGCGACATTGCCACCCAGAAGGCGGTCTGCGCGCCTTGGGATTTCGCCTTTGAAGTCTGCAATGCGTATCTTCATGGCCTACCTCAAAAATCAACGTAGCGGGTGCGGCGCTTGGCGCGCTGCTGGCCGGTGAGACTGACCGAGAAATGATCATTCATGGCCCGCTCGAACCGCTGGCCGTGCATCATTGCCAAGTCTGGATTGGTCCAAGGCTTGTTCGGCTGCATGGCAAGGCGCGCAATGGCCCCGCAGGCGATGTGTTCGGCGTGCATGGTGTAGAGGAAGTCAGGCACGGCGTCATACTCGTCTGCCACGACGCCATCGGCCCCCAGCGTCATATCCATGCCATTGACCGGCTTGAGAAAGAGCGAAAGGGTCAGCTTGCCTTCTTTAAACGGTAGCACGCGGATGCTGTTGTAGGCTTGCTGTGTGATGTGGCGCGGGTCTTGGCCCAGTTGCTCGGCAAAGTTGGCCTCATCCACGTCTGAGAACTGGATCGGTTCCAGCGTGGTTTCATCATCAAACACGGCCTTTTCGATCTGGTGGATCGCGGCGTAGTAGGGCGCGGCAAGGTTCTGGCCGTCACGGGTGACATTGAGCGTGGTCATGTGACGCCAGCATTTCGTGCGCTCACAAAACTCGATAGCAGCCAGCCGCAGATTGAATGTGGCAATGGTGTGCGGGCACTCTTTGACGTGCGGCAACACCAGCGGCAAGAACTTGGTCAGGGCGATTGTGGGTGTCATGTCTGCTTATCCCTGATTGGTCGTGTTGACGTTTTGCGCGCCCTCAATGTCTTGCCGGATGCCCAGTGCGCTCTGGAACAGGCTGTAGTGTGCCTGCGCCCGCTGCGTGGTGCCGCTCAGGATCGCGTCTTCGGCATAGCAGCGGTAACAGACGTAATCGGCCAGCGCGTTGGCGTAGGACCGGTCAAGCGGTGCCTGTGTGCTGGCTGTGATGGTTCCGGTGATCGGGTCAGGGATCTGCGCCATGATGGCTTCAACAATCCCGCTGCCGGTGTTGCCCGGGAACACATAGAACTGGCGCGGCTCGAACTCGTCGGCAATGACGTGTTGGACGTCTTTCGAGAATGGAATGGTGGCCGGATCGTGCCAGTCGATGAACTGTGCATCGAGTATCTCACGATCTGTCGGGGTGATTGAACGGCCACCTGTGCGTGCTGTGGCCCCTGCGGCGCTTGTGACGTTGCGCACCATGCGCAAGAGGCCTGAATAGGCGTCAGGGACGGTTTGCAGCGTGCCGGCAGCCAGTGCGAGCTCAACGGTGCGGGAAAAGGCGGTGGGCTTCTGGACAGAGATTTCCAAAAGCCCATCGTTGAAATAATCCAGCTTGGTATCCGCAGTCCAGCGGACCTCATCAACGTCGCTGAGGGCCTTGGCTGCGCGTGTCAGAACCTCGGTGACGTTGACTGGCATGGGTTATTCCTCTGGTGCTTGCTCGGACGCCTCGCGGATGCGCTCGATGATGGTTTCGGGGCTGGCGCGGTGATGTGGCTTTGAGCCGATCACGTCCTGATAAAGCTCTTTAAGCTCGTCGATGGGCAGCTCTTCCAGCGGCGTGATAGAAGCCTGTGCGGGCTCTGGCTCCGGTGTGGGCCCAGCTTGCGGTTCTGGCGCTGGCTGTGGCTCTGGTGCGGGCTCTGGCGCGGGGGCCGGTGCGGGAGCAGGCTCTGGTGCGGGCTCTGGCTTCGCATCGGGATCGTAAATCTCAAACCCGTCGATGCTCAAGAACCGCTTGATATGTGTGGGATCATCAACGGTGCAGACGTGATGGCCTGCGTTGTTGGGGGCGAAGTGGTAGTTCATACCTGCGATTTCGTGGTGCGAACCGCCTTCGCGGATAAGTGTGGTTGCGATCTTCATTCCAGTGTTCCTCTGTGAAATGGGTGAAGGGGCGAGACGTACTGCCTCACCCCTAGTTTGTGTTTCGTCGCTTACGCGATGAAGTCGATCTTGACGGTCAGCTTTTTGGCGGCACCGGCTGAGACGTTTGCCGCGATGGTCGCACCAATGGCGCGGTGCGCTTGGTACGGTGCAACGGCAAGGCAGTCAGCCAGATCGGCATTGGCTTCGTTGTTGTTGACCGAGATGGCGTCAAACAGCTCGTCACCAACGGTGCGCTCGCTTGTTGCGTCGGACGGCTCGCCGGTCATGATGCCAATGTCAGCGGTGGTAGCGCCAAGGCCTGCACCAATAACGGTGGCACCAACAACCTGCGTACCGGCAGGCAGCAAGCCCAGCTCGATGACGTCTGTTGCGGCGGTGTAATCGGCATCGAATGTGTATTCGAACACCGCGCTTGTCACGATACCGGCTTGGTAAGCGGTTGGTGTCGCTTTCCGGCCAGTCGCGTTTTGCGTTTGGAAGGTAGTCATGGTCGTGTCCCTCTCTCATGAATAGGGGTTTTGGGAGTAGCTGGGCCGCCTCACGCGGCCCTGCCTATTCAGTCGGGGTTAGACTGGCAGTGCGTATGTATCCAACGCCATCACGCCGAAGTCGCGGTTGTTGAAGCGTGTCTTTTTGACACCCATGATGACACCTGCAACAACGGTTGGCTCGTTGTCGTAGTCTTCCATCTCTTCTTTCCACATGTAGCGCATGCCGCCCGGCGTACCGAACGCAACCACACCGGCCTGACGGCCAAGGAAGAGCGCGCGTGCTGCGGGCAGGTTTGCACCCGAACCGTAGTCGTTGAAGCGGATCACATGCTCATGCTCGTGCAGCACGACATTGTTGATCATGCCCATTGTGCCTTTGAAGATAGGCGACTTGCGGCCCTCTGCGGCTGCGGCGGCCTTTTGGAAGTCCAGCCACTTGGAACCGGCACCGGTACGCATGGTGTGCGCTTGGTACGGCGACATCACGGTGACGAAGTGCTTTTCACCTTCAACGTCGACCGGCATCATGTCGGTGGCGTCTGGGTCATTGGCACGCATCATCTTAGCGCGTGTGGCGGTCTTTTCGATCAGGTCTGTCGACATGACGTCGGCAGTCGTGACGTTGGCCTTGGCTGTTGCTGTGCCACCAAAGATCAGGTGTGCAGCATCAGGTGCTTGCAGCGCGTTGGAAGCAAAGCCCGAGTAATCGGCGGTTTCGATAAACTCTTCGTTGATGCCGCGCGCACCGGACAGGTAGATGAAATACATCTCGTCGATGTACTGCGTCCAGTATTCGGCAAGGCGATCCTTGGCGATCTTGCGCATGTCATGCAGCGTGCGCTTGCGGCTCATGCGGCCACCGGCAGATACAGGGTGACGCATCTGGTCGATCACAACTTCATCAGAGAAGAAGCGCAGGTTTTCTTCCTTGCCCTTCACGCGGGAATCGCCAAACGTCGGGCGCTGGCGAAGCTTTACGGACAGGTCGAAGGAAATCCGGTCGCCAGCATCGCTGGCAAGGTCCATCTTTTCTTCGATGATGTTGTTTTCGCCTTTGCCAACAAACTTCTTGTTGAAGTAGCTGTTGCGGTTGACTTGCGTGGCGAGAGTTGCGCCCCAGCGCTTAACAGCGCGCGGATCACCCCAGTTCAGGATGGTTTGTGTCATGGTAGTCCTCATCGACTAAAGAAAACGAGGCGGACTTCCATGCCCTAAGTATCCGGCATCCTGCCGTTAATGCTTATATATACCATATCTTGTGTTGGTTTGCCAATATGATCTATATGTTGTGGTTTATTTGTCGGGCGCTGCGCTTGGCAGGCGCTCGATGTTCAGGTTGCGCGGCGCATCGATCGCAATCTTTATGGCGCGACTGTTGCTTGGTTCATCACGAACGATCAGCTTTATGCTGTCGCCAATCATCAAGCTATCGCCTGCTTTCAATTTGAGTGTCAGCACCGCGCAGTATCCTTTTTAAACGTCCATGGAAGCGAAGGCTTCGGCTTCTTCTGGTGGCATCTGATCTATGATCCGCTCGTATTCGAACGCATCAGCGCTTTTGAGACGCTGGGCCAGTGCCGAGTATTTGCCATCGGACACCGAGGTTTGCTGCGCGGCTGGCACGTTTGCCAATGTGCGCGGCGCTTTGTCCCCTGCCCGCTTTTTGGGTGCGGGCTTGGGTGCTGGCTTCAGGTCTGCCTTGGCCTCTGCTTTGGGTGCTGTTGCCTTGCTCTTGAGGGCTGGCACCTCGATGCCATCGTCCAGTGCATCGGCGGCATAGAGGCGATGGGCCTTTTCCAGCATTTGCTGGTGCGTCTTGTTGGCCATGCGCGGATCTGCGGTCACTTCCTCCACAAAGAGGTTGAAGTTGTCCTTGTGCGTTGCGTCTGCAAGCTCTGGATAGGCTTTGAAGTATTCTCCGGCAGTGTTCATGAACGCGGACAGGACTTGATCGTTCTGGCGTTCCAGCACGGCTTTTTCGGCAATCAGGTCTTTGCTTTGGTTATCGACCTCTTTGACCTTCGCCATGTATTCCTCACGGGTCAGGTTGCCTTCTTCCCAGTCATCGAATGCGGCTTCTTTTGCCTTTTCGAGCGTGTCCATTTCAGTATCGAACACCGAAAGGTCCATGATCTGCGTGGATGATGCAGGCGCGGCTTTGTCCTGGTCATCTTCGGCTATATCACCGGCACCTTCTTGGGCTTCTTCGGCTCCCTGTGCTTCTTGGGATTGAACTTCACCGGCTTCATCGGCATCTGGATCATCCCCTTCACCGTTTTCGTCTTCACCGAGCAGGGCTGCGCGCTCTTCATCGCTGAGAAGGCGCATGTCTTCTTCGGTAAATCCGTCATCGTCATCGGCTCCGTCTTCTGCATTCAGATCAAGCGTGTCCTCGCTTTCGGTTTCTTCACCGTCAGTCTGGTCTTCTGCTTTCACCTGATCGTCAGTTGTCAGGTCGTCCTTGGTGTCTTCTTCGGCCATGGTGTCCTCCTATGGCGTGGGTTGGTGTTTTTGGGTGAACTGGTCGACTGCTTGCGCATGCACCCATCCGTCGCGCCAGTTGGCGTGATCGCCCGGCCAGTCGTCGGCGTGGAAAGGCGCTGTGCGCTCATGGGGATTGGCAGACGCATCGAGATTGTCCCGATACGCCTGCTGTCCTGCGTGGAATGGCGTCAGGTTATCCAATCGGCATGCCTTCCTGTGGCATTGGCTGCTGTGGTTGGTCCTGTGCCTGCATGGCCTGCTGTTCCGCTATAGCCTGCTCTTGTGCGGCTATGGCTTGCTCCTCGATCGCCTGCTGTTCTGCGGCTGCGGCTTGTGCGGCTTCGTCCTGCGGTGACAGATACCCTGAGCGATTCAGCACGTTGTCCACGACTGGGATCGCGGGCTTGGCGTTGATAATGCTGAGAGCCAGCTCCAAAGCGTCCTTTTGCGTCTTGATGTTGTCTTGCGGCATGCCTTTGAGAAGCTTTTGCGCCTCGGCCATGGTCTTTTCGGCGCGTGCCTGCTTTTCGGCGGCCTCGCCTTCGACCTTTGCCAGATTTGCCATGGCTGCACGCTGTTCCATCTCGCCTTGCGCCTGCTTGGCCTGTTCGCGGGCCTCGCGCTCTGGGTCTGGCGTATCGGGATCGGCGTCGGGGTCTTCCATGCCGGTCATCTGGCGAATGCGGTTTACGACTTCCTCGCCTGCGGGCAGGTCCATCATTTCAACAATGAGGTCGAGCAACACCATGACGATCTGCGGTGCGACTGGGCCGACCTGCGTGAGAAGCTGCATAAACTGGTCGACGGCTGCTTGGCGCAGGCTGGCGCTCCATGCGTCCTCTGAAATGATGTAGTCTGCCTTGCTGCGCACAATGTCGTTTTCTGGCAGGCCGTCGTTGACAGTCACGTAGTCAGGCGAACCGCGGCGGTTTGTGATCCGGAAGGTCTTTTCCTCGGTCATAAACTGTTCAATGAGGCTGAGGGTCTTTTCGCCGTGTATCTGGCGGGCCAGACGCAAGTTGTCGAACATCTTGGCTGTGGACATGGCACCTTGGCTCTGGCGCGCCTCGATGGCCTTGCCGCTGGTGGCGTTGGTGGTGCGCCCCATGGCTTCGTCTGTGATGCCTGACAGGGTTTGCACCATCGACATGGACAGGTTCATGATATCAAGATGCGCCGATGCTAGTTCGCGGTCGCTGTTGATTTCCAGATGCTTGCCCGGGTTCTTTACGATGATCGCGTCAGCGCGGCCGATTTCTTCCTCAAACTCGTCCAGATCATCCACGGCGCCCTTGTCCATGATCACCTTGTTGGAGTTGATGATGGATAGAGCCTTGGACAATCGCTTGTTGAGGTCTTTCTGGGCGCTGATCATGCCGCGAATGATGCCGTATGGCGTGCCGTCTGATGACTTCCGGTATCCCCATAGCGGCGTGAACGGGTATCTGTTGTGGCGGTATGGGCTGGGTGACAGCCAAAGCACGCCCTTAAGGGTCATGATCATCACGTACATGCGCTGCGTCAGGCGCTTTCGGACTTCGCCAAAGCCGGATGCAACCGAGGCTTGGTGGCCGATGCTTTCAGGATCAAAGATTTCGCCTGCAAACTCGCCGCCTGCCATGCGGTCTTCCATGACGGGTATCTTGAACCATGCCTCTATCAACCGCACGCGGTCGCGTGAGAACGATGGGTTATCGATGGTGTGGTATTGCCCGCCAGCAAGGTCGCCAAGCTCTTCAATGCTATCCATGGGATCATCGCCGTGACGATCACCGAATGCGCCCCACTCAAGGTGGCTTGATGTGCTGGCCTCAACGATGCCTGACCGCTCGGGGAACATGGCGCAGGCAGTATCGACGTCTACCCACTTTGTGCGAAAGATGAACCGCGCGTCTGACAGGTCCAGTTCCTTGGCTGATGTATCGTAGATGACATTGCGCCAGCTTTCATACCGCTCATAGATCGGCTCGCCTTCGCTATCGTCCTGCAATCCGCTTTCAATCCAGCCCAGTCCGACCTTTGCCTGTTCTTCAAACGACCGGCTGATATGAAACTCGGTGCGGTTGACGTCGGACAGGTACTTGAGAAGCTGGCTCTTGCGTTCGGCACTCTGGCGGGAATCCTTGCTGCGTGGCAGGATTTTGTAATCAACGCGGGTCCGGCGCTCGGTTCCAAGCACCCAGTTGATGCTTTGCGCGATGACGTTGTAGGTCAACGGCTCTTGCCCGCGCGCTTGCAGGACCGCCATGTCCTCTTGTGACCACTGCTCATGGTCGTAGTAGGCTTCATCCTGCTCCATGAGGCGGCGTGACTGGCCCTGTGCGTCCAGCTCGCGCAGATAGTGGCTGATCATGCGCTGGTGCAGCTCTGTGGCGCGCACGCTGTCCATATCGGACTTCACGGCCTTTTCGACGTCACCCATCAACAACAGGTTTGCCGATGGCACCTTGAAACGGTCTTCGGGGCGCTGGTTTGGCTTGGTATAGCTGTCAATCTGGCTTGGGATTGCGTCGTTGTATTGATCAGGCATGGTCTTTGACCTCACGGTGGACTTCTTGTCCGGTGTCATTGTTGGTGATGATCAGGTCGGCTGCGACTTCCATGCCTTCGCGTGGCATTGGCGGCAGGGCCAGCAATTCGCCCATCAGGTCGCGCACGATGCTGACGATCTTGATCACGTTCTTGATGTTGTTGGGGTTGAACCCGAGATTGGCGCAGAAGATCGCGGCTGTGATGGCAACGTCACCTTCGTCGCCTGTCTCTTCGGCCCACCGCCAAGCGTCGTCTTGCAGGATCACGCAAGGCGTGATGCGCTCATGGTTGATCCGGTCCACACGCGGGGTCAGCACCATGCAACGCTGGCCGGTGAGAAAGTTCCACGTCAGCCAGATCAACACGTCGCCACGCGAATAGACGGCATGGTTCTTGGTCAGGTCGTATGGGGCTCTGTATTCGCTGCCACCCGCGTTTGAATGGCCGATTGATTGGTGCTGTGTCATACCCACATGCCTCCCTTTGGTCTGTTTCTGCGGCGCGGACGTGTCGGGCCTGAGATGATGGTTGGGTCGTAGCCTTGGGCCCACTGGCGGAATGCGTCAGCGGCCTCTGAATGGCCTGTCAGTTTCTCTGGCTCGTTTGTGAAAACGCCGAGTGTCGAGTTCCATTTTTTGCGGTAAAGGCGCAGGTGTTCGAGCCCATCTTTGCAGCCTTCGGCGTCGAACCATGCTTCATTGAATTTTGCGCGCGTCTGGTTGATGCCGTGCAGAAGCTCGTGGACCCGCGGAACAACATTGAAATGCCAGTCGGGTGCGAGCTGCCGCAGGTCATCGATAGGGGCCCGGACACCATCCATGGTCTGACGTTTGTTTTCGGCATCGTGCGGCAGGTAATGCGCGCCGAAGAGAAAGCCTGTCTCGCGCAGTTCCTTGATGAAATGAGCGTAACCGAGCGACCAACCCTCGATGTACCGCAAGAACCGGTGCTGTGCGCCGACATGCTGCATGATCCAGACGCCAGTGCCATCCGATGCGCCGATGTCCCAAAAGGTATGACAAAGAATGCCTTCGATGTGGGGTATTGTCGTGATGCGGCGCTCTTTTCGCAGCATGACGAACTGTCTGGCAAAGAACGTGCCTTCGGTGGACTTCTGCCAGCACTCTTTGCTGGTCGACGGCATTTCCCGCCACATCTGCTCTTGATCGCCCGCGAAGTCGTTCTCGCGGCGCAGGACATACCATGCGCGCTGTCGTAGGCTGATCTTTGCGCCCGTTTCCGCCTCGACCTCGGCAAAGTATTCGTGATCAGCGTCCGTGAATGTCACGCCTTCAGGATTGGACTCGTATTCGCCTGCCTTCCACCAGGGGAAGAAGTGGAAGGCCCACTCTTCCCCCTTGAGCTTTTCACCTGAATCGAACAATTCCTCGGCGCGGGTTGTCATTTCATAGAAGGCACCCTCGCTGCCCTCTGCGGTGCTTTCGATCACTGCGACGCCTTTACTGGGGACAGATGGCAGTGAGCCTGTGACGATCTCTGCGGCTTTCTGGGGTTGCTTGGCGGCAACCTTGCCCATCTCGGACACGTGCAGCCTGTGAAACGTGCCGGATCGCGCTGATACGGTCACTTCGATCGCGCTGTTGTTATGCTCGAACACCAGCTCTTCGGCTGACTGGCGCAATAGGCCCATAGCGCCATCTCGCGCCCATTCCGGCATCCGGTTGTAGGCAAACAAAACCTTGTCACGCAGGATGCGCTCTGCGGCGTTCTTGGTGTGGGCGATGATGCAGCAACGCTGGTCTGCATTGAATAGCGCATGATCGAGCCAAAGGATCGCTATGAGCGTTGTGAACCCGAGCTGTCGAGCTTTAAGGATGATGTTGCGATAGTGCAGCTTCTTGAGGAAAGCGCGTTGTGACTGGTTGGGGATGAATGGCATGACGTATGCTGTGCTGTCGTCGTCGCCTTCGTCCTCTTTGGCCATGATGCAGTAGAGCTGGCCTGAGAAAATTCGCCACTCCCAGCAATTAAGGCACGCAACGATTTCATCATGCGTCTTGGGAATGAATGACGGATCAATCTTTGGAGGCGAAGCGAGCGCGTTCATCAGTCGTCGTCTTCCGCCGTCGCAATCGGGGCTGCGCTGCCGCGCTTGGATATCTCCTGAATTGCGAGAGCAAGGCGATCAACGACTTCGTTCTTAGACGTGTCGCTCATGCCAAGATATGTGCCCAGCTTCTCAAGTGCCTTGAGCCGGTCCATTGGCTTGACCTTGACGGTAATGATTTCCTTGTCGGGCTGATTTTGGTCGCCTTTCCCTTTGCCGGGTTCGCGTCGGATGACTGCTGTTGTGTCTTCAAGCAGGTCCAGTTCTTCCTCGGTGCAGTCGGACAGGTCGATTACAGGAAGACCTTCATCATCCACGCGGATGAATTTGCTCATGCCTGTGAAGGCGATTCGCTCATACTCCGCAATGACGTCATCGAGTGTCTTAGCCGCTCGCTTCGCCCCTTCTTCGGAAAGCTGCTTAACGCGGGCTATGACCTTTTCATTTCCTTTCAGGCGGGATGCGTTGCCATCGTTCTTCTTAAAGCCTGCTTCAACGTATGCGGCGCTGGCAGATAAGCCCAAAGCCATGCCCTGTGCGAACTTTTCATGCTTTGGATTGGATAGAACGCCCATTTTATACCATATCTTGTGTCTGATGCCCGCTTATGGGGTCACATATACAACATATAGTATCTTCAATAAAGCATTACCGTTTGAATGAAAAAACCCGCCTCACATAAGTGGGCGGGTCTTGATGTATTCCGCACTCAATACGACTGCGGCGGATAACTGCTGTTAGGCTATGGCTTCATGCAATCAGTATTGCTCCCAAGCATCACGGTCGCAGTGAAGGTTTTGAGCCAGTCCTTCCGCGCAGATGCGGGCGGCGTCATAGGTTTCATGATCAGCTTCATTGTTTATATCAAATGATTGCTCTGGGTCGTCTGGCGTATCGACGCGAATATACGTTGACCACCCATCAGCCTGCTTATGGTTATCTGTGTATTCGGTTGAACCATCAGGCAGTGCTTTGAAGGCGTGCATATGAACGGTAATCATTCCGATACCTCCATATCCAAAGCCAGCAAATTTGCGGTTTCTAAGGCCTTCTCAAGCGCCTCTGCTTCTGCTTGCTTTTGCGCGTACCGCAAACGATCTGCAATTTGGGCTTCTTCCCACTGTGCAACGGTCATGTATTCATGGCCTTTGTCGCCGTAGTATGCCCGCAGCTCTTCACCAGTCTCAATGTCATAAGGTAATGCGCTGTCTTCGGCTCCACAATTTCCGCAGAAGCTATCGCCCGACGGATCGCCGTCGCTTTCATATGATTGCGTTTCATCGTCAAATTGGGTTGTGGAGTCCCAATACACCCAGCCTTCCGCCTCGTCGCAGTTGCGACATTTGTATGTGATCTTGCGACTGTCCGAGCTTGGTGTAAGCCGGTCGATCTGGGCGATGATATCCGCGAGGCTTTTATCCTCCGCATCAGTCGTCATGTCTGTGCGCTCTGCATTCCAGTGAAGGGCACGCAAGAGATTGGCTTGTTCAAGTGTGATGCGAATGTTCATGATGCCACCTCGACCATTCCTGCCAGTGGCGAGAAGATCATCTGGGGCTCATGTGGCGTTTCGCAATGATCGGGATTGTCCCATGCCTCAATGAAGTCCGCCAGCCAGTTTACAATGCCGAAATCGGCAAGCTCATGGTGCGTTGTCGCATAGTATTCCGCAAGAACCTCGTCTGCGCTGATGCACGGCAGGCCATGCAGGTTGCAGAAGGCATTGAGCATGTCGGACATTTGATCCAGAACAAGATCACCGGCGGCGTTGTGCGGCGCATCACAGTGATCGAGAGATACCATGGTTACATCGGCCTCGTCGGGGTTCTTGAAGTGCGCTTGAACACCCAGTGACATGTGGTGCTTTGCCATCATCTTCTGAACGGGCGTGAAGCCGCTAACCTCAAGGAATGCTTCCAGCGTTGATACCTGCGGGTCACATCCATCAATGAAAAGTGCGATATTTGTCATGATTACAGGCCCTTTTCTTCGAGTTTCGCTGCCACCATCTCGGCACCAACGATGATGCTGCGGGCCCATGGTGTGTCGGTCATATCGCTGATGACTTCGGACGGCAGGTTGCCATGCACCAAGAAGATCGCCGCATGCAGATCGCCGTCACGGACACGCAGGGTGGTTTCATCTGTTGCGGCGACTTCGGCGGTGATGGCTGCATAGTCATCGGAGCTGCGGATCGCGAACTCTTCCCCGTCATGCACGCTGATCGTGCAGCCAATAGCCAGTGCGTCTTTGATCAGGCGGTCGATAACCTTGCGCTCATTGCGGTCAAGGTGATCGGGATATGCGGCGTTTTTGGTCATTCTTTAATCTCCGGCGTTGCGGTTGTTGCGTTGTCGTGTGATAGGGCATATGCGATATATGTTATACACGTCAATACCGCATATGTGAAATATGTTAAATATGTTAGGAACCATCCATGGGACGAAAGCCGACGCACCCTATCAAGAGGCAAATTTCCTTTGATCAGGACATGATTGACCGCATCGATGATTGGCGCAGGACGCAAACGCCAATCCCGAACTTCTCCGAGGCGCTGCGCGCACTGGTGGATATGCAACTGGCGTCAAACCCCTGAGCATCACAGCCGCCAGTCCAGTTGGCGATCTTCAATCTCGCGCATGAGGTCATCGGCCTTTGGATTGCCGTGCCTCTCTGCCGTCTTGTAGCAGTTGAGCAGGTATTCGTCGGACATGTCCTCGATCCAGACAATGCCGTCATGTGACATCCACCTGTCGCGCGGCAGGCCCTCTTGGGGGTCGTATTCGGGCGTTGACGCAGGCTTACCCATCGTCCTGCTCCATAGCCCTGTAAACACGGTTGGTCATTGCGCTGATGCCCGATCTGGACAGCCCAAAGGTCTTGGCAAGCTGTTGCGTTGAAATACCCAGCGCGCGACCTTCCAAAAGGCGAAGAAGGCGCTCGTCTTCCTCTCTGGTTTTGGGCTGGATGCTCATGCCATGTCCTCAATCATTTGAATGCGCGTTCCGATCCAGCGCATGCAGTTGACGGCCATTGAGTTGCCTAGTGCCTTGTAACGCGGCCCGCCTGGGCATTGATCCGCAGGCTTGCCGCACCAAGGTATCTGTGTGTGGTGGTCTGGAAAGCCCTGGAGGCGCTCGCACTCCACGGGCGTCAGGCGGCGCACAGCCCATGCAAAATCCGCAGCGAAAGCAATGGCCTGCGTTTGCGGGGATGATGCCCCCAGCGGGCCAGTGCGATCACCAGTCACTTCAGGGTCTTCTCTGCTGTTGAACGCGATCAGGTCCGTTGCGTCCTTGTGGTCGCGGGCCTTTACCGTTGATGCCGTGCCATCATCAGAATATTCGCCAAAGGCGGTCATGCGAGCGGCAATCACAGGGTCTTGCCCTCTTGTGTCTCCGGCGCGTTCAACACCTCGGCCACTTGCTGTAAGGCTTGGCGCAATGTTGGCGGCAAGTCCTTTCCCCGCTTTTCGGCACGGTTGAGTATCCCAGCGCAGGCTTTCTGGCTCAAATAGTACCGCTGCGGAACGGCGCCAGTCACCAAGATATCCGACAACGAACACACGCCGGCGTCTTTGAGGGACAGCCCGTCCAATCCCGTCCACTCGCACGTATTGAGCGTCAAGCACGCGGTAGGCAAGGCCGTAGGCGTCACCGATACCTGCAACGATTCCGCTGTTCTTCCATCCTTCGGCTGGGACTGCGACTTTCGTCCCGCTGAGGTCGCCCAGAAATCGCGCAAAGTCTCGTCCTTCGTTACTGGACAAAACGCCGGGGACGTTTTCCCAAACGATCCAGTTGGGGCGGTATCGAGCAGCAGTCTCGATATAGGTAAGGGTGAGGCTTCCTCGATCGCCAGCCATGCCCGCGCGAAGTCCTGCCACGGAGTAATCTTGGCAAGGGGTTCCTCCAACAAGAACGTCGATTGCATGGTCGGGCCACTCCTTAAAATTTGTCATATCACCGTAATTCGGGACACCGTTTCCGGTCACAGGTTCATCCGGCATGTTGCTGCCGTAGTGATGCGCCAGAACAGCCGATGGAAACTTTTCGATTTCGCTGAAAAACGTGGGAGTCCACCCCAGTGGGGACCATGCTTGAGAAGCAGCCTCAATCCCCGAGCATACAGATCCATACCTCATGCGCGCGCCGCCTTCGGCCCCACGGCTTCAATGATAGCCACCTGACGCTTCTCGAATGCGGCGACTTGTTCGATTGCCTTGTCGATATCGCGCAGGACGCCCTCAGCCTGCTCAAGGTGAATGCGGGCATTGTGGGCATCTTTCTCTCTTGACACCCGCCATTCACGCATTTCGGCCAAAAGCGTTTCCATTTCGTCGTTTGATCCATCCGGCCCGAACAGATCCTCACGGATTGCCGCGACCCAGCCGGGCATGACGTTGATGCCGATGGTTTCTGCCACGGTCTTGTCGGTCTCTTGGCCGCGATACCGCTTGCGATCATCGTCGTAGACGTCTTCAAGGATGCCGATGATCTGGCGTTTCTGAACCGGTGTTGGCTGGCGCAAGTCTGTAACGCTGGCTGACTGGGCTGGTTTTGCTTTCAGTGTTGGTTTTTGCATTGGTGTCTCCGGCTTCAATGTCACGTTGTTGGTGTTTTTGCGTTCGTTCTCGCATGTCGGGCAGCGCAGTTTTTTCTTAACCAGCGCCCATCCAGCGGCTTCAATTTTGCGGATAGCCTGACCTTCCTTGGCCAAGCTCATTATCGGCCTGCCGCTGCCACCCGAGTTGCCGCCATGCGCGGCCCGCACCTCCTCGGTGGTGCCGCAGTCGGCGCAGGTGCAGCGTGCAAGCTCTTGGCCGCGTGGGCCCTTCATCGGTTTGATGCTCATGCTGTTATCCAGCCTCCCCAATGGCCGGAAACTTCTTTGCACTAACGCTTGGCAGGTGGCCGTATCCCTTCTCGGCAAGGATCGCCTCACGTTGCTCCTTGGTCGCACGGGGCTCCGCCGCGACCTGCTGCTTGTCCGGCTGCTCACCCATCTGGGCTCGGCGCAACGCCAGTGCTTTCTGCCGTGTTGCCAGAATCACGCTTTTGATCGAGCCTTCGTGGGGCATGCTTTTGGCGTTTGGATTGTCCATGAGCCATTGGCGACACGCCGATTGCACCTCGGACAGCGGATAATCCTGCAATGCGTCCATCCAGTCCGTGATCACGCGGTCGTGCGCGGCACTGCCACGGTCGCGGTCCCAGCCGAACCGGTCCAGCTTCTTAGCCATGACCTCAAGCTCGACCGATACCATCGCCCGATGCCGCACCAACTCCTGCGAGCCTAAGAATGTTCTCAAGGGCAGGGTCAGGCCGGTCTTTTCGTCCTTGGGGTGTTCCGCTGCTCTGGTTTCCAGTTGATTGGTCATAGTTTCCCTCCATGATTTTTGTGAAATTTGCGGGCTTGATCAGCCAATCGAAGCCAAAGCCCTGCCATGGGCGTTCAGTCCGGCCGCATAGAAAATCCGATCGTTCCGCTTTTTGAATTGCCGTGCGCCAGCCATCGATGCCACCTGCATCGGCCAGCCTTGCCTTGAGGCTTTTGGTTCTGGTCGGATTCATTTTCTGAACCGCTGGCCACTGGGCCCCGATAGCCGCCTGATTGAAAATCTGGACGGCGGCGGCCACGTCGCTCGTCGGTGAAGCCGACAAGGATACGCTAGTATCCTCTTTCTCCTGAATTACATCTTGTATTAAACCCTTATTAGGTTTGTCCCGCTGCTGTCCCGCTGCTGTCCCGCTGCTGTCCCGCTTTTTGGATTTCGCTGTCCCGATTTGGTTCGGCGCGTTCTGATATTCGTCATATTTACAAATGGTTATGACGTTTATACCTGTCCCGCTTTCTGTCCCGATCATGTCCCGATTTTCGAGACGTTTAATAAACCTATCTACTTTGGATTTTGACCATCCCCATGCCTCCGCCATAAACCGGACAGACGAAGCGAGCTGGCCACGCTCGGTGTCAACCCACAGATTACCGACCGGCTTTGACCGCGCCTTGTATGACGCCTCCATGATCATCCACAGCCAAGCCTCGCGCTCTGTGAACGGCTCAGGCTTGAACGCGGTATCGTCAAACAGGTTACGAGATACATTGATCGTGCCCGTCACAATATCACCTCAATTGTTGCGACGACTGCGCCGCCTTTGATTACGTCGCCCTTCTTGAGCGAGAGTCGGAAGTTGCTGTCATCCACCCCCAGCACATCAGACAGAGAATCTAGGCCAGCCTTGAATGCGCCCAGCATGCCGTCCAGATCCCTGCGGCGCCTGTCAGGCGGCATGAACGTCAGGGCCACATCCATGGCCGCTGACGGGTCGTTGTGACGCCGGACGCCCTGCACCTTGGCCTCCCAGCCGCAAAGCGTGCGATAGGCCTTTGTGGGCCCCGCATACTTGCGCCAATGCGACCGACGCTTTGCGTTGGGCGATAGGCAGGCTGGGGGCCAAGGGAAGGTGACAGTGTGGGGCATTAAAATGGAATTTCGTCGTCTGGCCCGTCGCCGCCGCCATAGCCGCCCTGCCCACCGCTATTTGGGTTCTGGTGTCCGGGATCGTAGTGCCCACTGCCCTGCCCGCCGCCTTGGTCGCCGCCATAACCACCGCCGCCGCCTTGACCGCCGCCCTGACCAGACGATGGTAGCATGACAAGTTTTCCATCATATCCTTGCAGCACGACCTCGGTGCTATAGCGATCCGCACCAGACTGGTCCTGCCATTTACGGGTTCTGAATTTGCCGCTTACAAAAACCTTACTGCCCTTTTTGAGATATTGCTCAGCAACTCTCACAAGTCCGTCCTGAAAAATTGAAACAGGAATCCATTCGGTTTTTTCTTGTTGTTCGCCTGATTGATTTTTCCACTTTTCACTGCATGCAATCCGCAGGTTGCAGACCTTGTTGCCGTTAGTGAACGTGCGGATTTCAGGGTCAGCCCCCAAATTCCCAATAAATTGACATTGATTAAGCATTTTTCGCCCCTTTAGAAATAAGTCGCGCTTTGGAAGACCCTGTTTTTATCCAGTACCCAACTGTGCCTGAGCCAAGCCCCAGTGTGCGCTCGGCCTCGTTCTGGCTTTCAAAATACTGACCCAAGACTAGGACCTGGTTCGACTGGCTCGGGCGCTTGAAGGTCTTTCCGTAATTTGCGTGATTTTCACCCGACGGCATCCTCCCGCGCTCTTTGGCTTCGGCCATATTCTCGGCGTGGGTGCCGGCGCGAAGGTGATCTGGGTTGACGCAGTGCCTAACGTCGCAAGAATGAAGGACTTCCATACCGTCTGGGATTGGGCCCTTGTGCAGCTCGTAAGACAGTCGGTGTGCGGATACCGCCTTGCCGAAAACCTTCAACCAGCCATACCCATTTGGGTATTTGGCTCCTTCCCAAACCCAACAGCCTGTGTCGGGGCATTCAGTATAGCCCCTCATGAAACGTAAATATGGAGCCTCTCTTGCAGCCATTACGCCCGCCCCTCTGCATTCATTGCGGCGCAAGCGCGGTCCCAAATGTCATCGCCCAGCTCTTTGACGAAGCCTTTCAGCGCATTGAATTGCTGGAGGTCGCGGTTTGCGCTGATTTCAATGCGCTTGGTCTTTTCGCGCTCTTTGATATCAATGACGGCCTGCTCATGCGCGTGCTGCTCGGCTTGGCGCTGCCGCTTTTCCTCGCGGTTTTCTTTATCCTTCGTTTGCTGCGGGGCCAGCTCTTTTGGCAAGCTTTTCAAAAGCACGTTGATCGCATTGCAGCGCCCTTGCAGGAGGCGGCGATAGGTCGTTGCCTCAAATGCCCATGTGTCGCTTGGGGGCGTTGCATCGCCATTTGATACCGCGTCGAGCTGGTCGCGGATCATGATGATTTCCGCAATCAGCTCTTGTTGATGCGCGGTCGCTTCTGCCTTGTTGTCGGGCAGCGGAAAATCCAAGTCTGTGAATGTCCAATCATACATATTGGCTCGCTTTCTCTTTGATGTTGTGGGTTGATATTGCGGCCTTTAACGCGGCCATTGCATTTGTGATCGGGCCGCCAGCAATGCGCCCTCGATCCGGTCTTTGACTTGCTTGTGCGCTTTTGCGTTGTCGCTGCCACGCGGCTCCGACCTGGCAACGATCCGCGCGAGTAGGTCAAAACCCGCGCGGTCCATTTCAAAGGCGATCAATTCGCCCTTGGGCATTGCTTTGAGGTGTTCGCGTTCCGCCATGATATCAGCCGGAAGCCGCTGGCTGTGCATCAGCACATTGCGACAAGTCCATGGAATAGCGTGCGAAGCGTTTGCCGCTCACGCGGTCATGGACCGTTTCCTTGTCGATCTTGTGACCTTCACTCTTGAGGTCATGGACACGCGCACCGAGGCGGAAGCACCCGTATTTGTTCAGTGCCTCAATGGGTGTGATGCTTTTGCCCGAAAGAAGGTGAGATAGAATTGCAGCGTTTTGAGACATGATCACATCCCCAACGCTGACATATACATGTCCATGACGGCTTCTTCCTCGGCCAGATCATTGGCGTCACGCTTGCGGATGGCGACAATCTTGCGCAGCACCTTGGTGTCGTAGTCGCGCCCCTTGGCCTCGGCCATGACTTCCTTCTGGGCGTCTGCGGCGTCTTTCTTTTCCGCCTCAAGACGCTCGTAGCGCTCGATGAACTGGCGCAATTCTTGGGCGGCTGCTGTCATGACTTGATCTTTGACGGCGGCATCCTCTGCCGTCTGCTTCATGGGCGTGTGTGCGTTCATTGCAGGCCATCCATTTTGAGGTATTGATTGTAGGCTTTATCCGCGAGCTTGCGGTAACGACGGAATGCGCGGTGAGACCGCGCTTGGTAAAAGCGAGCCGAAAGGTGAATGAAGAGACGCTTCATTATTCGCGGCCCTCGATCTGCTTGAAGACGATTTCAGCACCGGCGACGGCAAGGACGGCAGCGACATACTTGAGGCTGGCGTCGTTCTCCTCACGCAACCAGTTGCGCACCTGACGCGCACTTACGCCAAGGACAGGCGCAGCCTTGTTGGCCAAGTCGTTTTCGGATTGCGAAGGGAAAGCACGCCACAGGAGGTCACAAAACCAGCGGCGCGATTTAGAACCAGAGATCGAATTGGAAATACTTTTCCGATCCGGTCGGATACTTTCGACACATGAATCATATCTTTCGATACGCGACAGGTGAATGCGGGGAACGTGTTGGTAGCTCATGCGGCATCTCCGGTGGGCTTTGGTTTTTCAGTGCTTTCACCAACAAGGTCGCGCATCTTGCTGCGGACCTTTTCGACGGTTTCAGGCCAGACACGCTTGCCAGAGCGAAGGCGTTCATAAAACTTACCGCCCTGTCCCACACGGGCTCCCATAGTCGTAATGGAGATACCGAGGCCGCTAGCTGCCGCCTGCATTTCATCAGCCAAAATGGCGGACACCGCGTTCGGTTCGGCTGGATCGACGTTTCGAATGGCGCGATGCTGGATATTGTAGCGAGGTTTTTCGGTCTTAATCGCCAACGCCTCCGCGGCGAGCGCAGCATTACGGCAATCGAACCATGTGATTTCAGACCGGCAAACCAATGCGTGCCAATCGACCCGCGCTTGATGCTCTTCTTGGCGCTGCTGCAACCTGCAAGTCATACCGATGTAAAGAAGCGCGCCATCTTTATCGAAGTGGCGATAGAGGGAGACTCTGGTCATGCCGCGCCCTCTTTTTTTAGCCATGCGGCGGGCGGAACACTACCGCCCGTCGCGTCATTAATCTTGGTGATGGTTTTCCAACCCGGAGTAGCCGCGCCACTCAAAATCTCAGACAGATAGCTGCGAGAGATACCAAAGACCTCCGCCCACTCTTCTTGAGTGCGCTTGATTTTGGAGTTTGTGATGTATTGGTTCAATGTCTGCATGACGGCTTTGTCGAACATAACGACAACTCTGTCAAGACGAGTGTCGCTATTAGCGAAGCGACACGGGGTGAAAGTCGGAGTAACTATTAGAACATGGGATTAAGAATCAAAGAACTCCGCAAAGCAGCCGGACTGAGCCAGCAGATGCTAGCTGAGAAGTCAGGGATATCGCGATCGCAGCTTTCGGAAATCGAAACCGAAACAAAACCGGCGAACACTTACCGGCTCAACGCGCTTGCAAAGGCGCTCAACGTAGAAGTTGACGAGCTATTTGTGAGAAATGCGCAAGAAATATTCATTTCCGAACTGCGGGACATCCTTGAGGATGTGAACGATGCGGATCGTGCCGCGATCCTTCAGCTGGCGCAGTCACTCGCTCGGCGCGGATAGCGCGAGCATATGCCACAACCTGATACAGATCAGCAACGCTAAGTACGTCAAGGCAATCGGGCATCGACTGCGCTCCATCAACTGTTTCCAGTTTCACCCCCAATACTCCTTTTGTTCCCGAATTGTTCCGTATTATGGACATTTAAACCCACCCTGCAAGCGTGAGTTGCTAAAGTGACGCAGTTTATTTGTCGTTATTTGCGACATTCACCTTGACAGATTTGTCGTTATACTCGACATTCTCTCCCAATAGCAATTTTGCCTTGGGAGAATACAATGCACCCCGACACTTACAACGGACGGCACGACTTGGGCCGGAACGCCGCAAACTTTGAGCGGGTCAATGATGATGCGCCGGTTGGCCTGACGTTGGCCCAGCGGTTTGCGCTGGTCACACTTTTCGCTGCTATTGGCGTGGCTATCACGCTGATGTTTGGACTGGCTGTCAATGTCTGGCTGGCGAAAGCCGCATACCTTCACGCAAACCCTTTGGTCGGTCAGCCATGGTAGTCCGCGCCGACACGGATACATGTGCCGCCCTGCGATTGGCGAACAACGCGATCTACAATGCTGCGCGCCTTGCCCGCAAAGCGGGCGATCCCCGCGCTGATGAACTCAAGGCCTTGGCTTTGAAGTCTGACGATCTTGTTGATCGGGGGGCGCAGTCATGAGCGATATAGAGGCAGCACCAAGTCAGGAAGCTGAAAAGCCCGCTCAGACGGGGCTTGATCTTCTGCGCGCGCCGTTCCCTGCTTCCGCTATTTCAAGGCTTCCAAAACCTACGAAGAAGCAGACGGATGACCTTCGGGCAAATCGAAGCCTCGGCATTCGATGTGATCTATGTAAAGGCTGGCATCACCGAGACGTTGTGCATCTTGACTACGTTGGCCACGCGGCGATTACAGATCGATTGCTTGAGTGCGACCCAACATGGAATTGGGAGCCGGTTTCGTACAATGCTGATGGCAGCCCCGCCATTGATGGCAATGGCGGCATGTGGATCAGGTTGACTGTGTGTGGCGTCACGAGGTTGGGCTACGGCGATGCTGACGGCAAGCGCGGTGGCAATGCGGTTAAGGAAATCATTGGCGATGCTATCCGCAATGCGGCAATGCGCTTTGGCGCTGCGCTAGATCTCTGGCACAAGGGAGATCTGCATCCGCAAATTAGCTCTGAGCCCCCCGAACCAAATGGCCAGACTCTTGAGCACGCCCAAGGCACTCAGCAAAAGCCTACCCTCATCAACGGCGACCAATTCATTAAATTGCGCGATATGGCCGATGCGGCTGGGGTAGACCACGATAAGGTTGCTGAGACCTATGGTGTCTCGTCTTTAAACGAATTGCGCGCCACTGATTTCGCCCGTGCGATGAAAAAGTTGGCTGCGACAATCACCAAAAACACACAGCCGCCCCCGAATGCTGGGGAGAACCCATACATCAACAATCAATACCAAGGAGCAGACAATCATGCTTGATGAAAACCCGCGCGCGGCGATTGGCGACAACAACCCGCCAACGCCGATTGAGGCCGTTTCAGAGGAATGGTCGGACGTTATCCAAGAGGCCCAGAATTGGACCGATGGAGAGCTGGTGCAAGACACCGGGCAGATGGAAGCCGTCGACCTCATTATCAGGGACTTCACAAAGTATTTGACCGCACTTCGGGCTGCGGGAGCCGAACAGACTGGGCCACTGCATAAGGCCTGGAAAGCAGAAGTTGCGAAAGTCAAAGTTTACATTGACGATGCGGAAATGATTAAAGCATCGCTGGTTAAGACAGTGGGGCCATACAAAAAGAAGCTAGCTGATGAAAAGGCGGAAGCAGAGCGCCTTGAGTGGGAAAAAGTCAATGCAGCAAGGCGCGAGGCAGAAATTGCAGCGTCTCAATTAAACGAGGCTGACATTGATGCGCAGCGCGATCTTAAGGCCAAGCGCAAGGCGGTGATCGAGGCCGAAAAAGAGGCCAAAACCGTCGCGAAAGATAAAGTGAAGCGCATGCGGACGGTGAAAACCTATAAGATCTTCGATCACAGGGCCGCACTGAACTGCATCGCGCGAAGCAACCCCGATGCGATTACCGCATTCATCGATGACTACGTGCGTCAGAGATTCAAGTCCGAAGCGATCGATGGCGTCACAGTCAGCGAAAGCAAGGAGCCGTACTGATGCTGACCGACAAACAGCGCCGCGTATTGGTCGATCTGTCTGATGGGGACTGGCAACAGCTGGTCCCACATCACAGCCGCTCTGTCGTGGCCTCTCTTAACCGCATGGGCTGCATCCGACCCGATCACACGCACATTCCATATGAGGAGCGGATCTGGACCATCACCCCTATTGGATTGGAATGCTTGGAGGCAACAGCATGAGCGTTTTGGATGACATTAAATCGAACCTAGCAACGCAGTCAGAAGGCTATGCAGTCGTCAATGACGGTATATTGGTCACATCATCCGTCGATACATCTCGGTCGGGCGCTGTCCAGCTTTTTGCAGCTATTACGCATTTGCCAGAAGCCCTGCTTTTTATGGCCTTGTGCGGCAAAGATGAATGCGGTTGCTGCGAGAGGTTTCTCAAAAAAATCAAGCCGACGGCGAAAATTGTTTCCGTGAAGGTGCAGGTGCAGCCATGAAGACCTGCGCCATCCCAGACTGCCGCAAGAAGGCCATCGCAGGCGTGACTGGCCTTTGCGCCAAGCACCAGCACCGCAAAGGCTACTGCAAGTGCAAGAAGTGCGCAGAGAGCCGCAACCACGTCACGTTGAAGCCCGCCCCTTGGGATGCTGTTCCAAATTCAATAGGAGGGCATCGCTGATGCCCACAAAAATTGTTCGCAAGCCGGAACACGTCAAGGCTCTCGCAGATATACTCCGCAAACGTAAGCTGCCGCTGACAGTAACGTGGACGCAAGGTGCACCGCGCACAAAGTCGCAGAACAGGCTGGCGCAGCGTTGGTTCAGTGACATTGCGATGCAGATGGGCGACCGGACGCATGAAAATGTACGCGCAGAGTGCAAGCTCATGTTTGGCGTGCCGATAATGCGCGCAGCAAACACGGCTTATGACCTGTCATACAGCAAGGTGTTTGACAGCCTGACCTATGAAGAGTCGCTGCAAGCAATCGAGGTGCTACAGCTTCCAGTCACGCGCTTCATGCTCGTTCCACAGATGAATGAATTTATGACCAAAATGAGTGAATACTGGACGCGCAATGGCGTTCGTCTGACCGATCCAGAAGCATTCAAGTACGAGCAGGAGTTTCAAGACTGATGGCGCGTAGAGAGTTTCCAATATCCGTAAAGCGCTCAGCTTATGACCGCTCAAAAGGTATATGCGAATGTGGCTGCGGCCAACCATTCACAGACCACCCAAAAGAGCGGCCAGTGTATGACCACATTGTGCCTGATGCCCTTGGGGGGGAGCCGGTGCTGGATAACTGCGCGGCGATCCGCAAGGCTTGCCATGACGTCCGCACATTTCAGAAGGGCGGCGACATCACCAAAATTGCAAAAGCGAAGCGCGGTGAGCGCGGCAGGTTGGGGCTTGAAGGCAAGAAGTCGACCTTGCCGGGTGGAAGGGGCAGCCGTCTCAAGATGAAAGTTGACGGAACCGTTGTATTGAGGGACGCAGAATGACCGCCCGCAGCATCATCGAAGCTCGTCTGGGCCGCAAATGGCCCGCCACACGCGCTCTTTCACGCGATCAGCGGACAGCAATCAAGAATTTGGCAATCCAGCTTATCAAGAATGCGGCCGCGCGCCGCGCGGGCAACCCCGCCTGCCCGCCCTGCAATTCAATGTGCAATCAGGGCCGCGATTGCCCCGCACGCCAGCGAAAAGGATAGCGGAATGTTTGAAGGACCAATGCCTGATCATTCGCCGCGCCACCTCGCCATTACCGCGCGTTTCGCCTGTGAACAGGACGCCCTGACCCAGCTTGCAGAAGCCTGTGAACCCGACGAGCGCACATATCTTCAGGACTGCGCCAAAGATAGCAGCGATGCCCTGCAATTCGCATGGAACGGATGGTGGTATCGCCATGAAACAGACCGGCCTTGGACGCCCGCGATGACGGAGTACCAAAAAGCCCTACTGGCACTGCGGTCAAGCGATCAGGGCGGCATCGATTGCGATGCGGCATTCCCGCGGGGGAACAGTGGATACCTTGGAAGGAAGACAAGATGACAGACCAATCACAATGGGACTGGTTTTACGCCGCGTCCGAAGAAGGCCCCTATACAGGCCAGTTTGACAGCCGCGACACGGCCATATCAGAGGCCCAAAGCGATTATGGTGCCGATGGGTTTTGGATTGGCGAAGCAAAGAACCCACCAGTCCGCTTGGCCGACTGGATCGGGGCTGACCGGATACTCGAACTCGCAGGCGAAAGCCTTTGGGACAATGATCGCATTTCCTCGGAGTTTGACGATGGCGATGTGTTCGTTTGCACCAAGGAGCAGGAAACCGACCTGATCACGCGCATGAAGGCCGCCTGTGATGAATGGCAGGCCGCGCACGGTCTTATTTTCAGGACATACACGTTTGAGCAGATGCGCAATGTGGAGTTCATCGAGGCGAAAGAGGGCAGCGACACATGACCGACAAACCAATCACAACAGCGCCATCCCCTGCCTACCGCCCAAGGAGGACTATCCTATGAAAACCCTAACACGCAACCACTCAGAGCTAACGCTTGAGGTCAAATCCCACATTGAAGCCGATGCGCTGATTAAAGGCGAATACTGGAATGGCTCAAAAGGCTGCTTTATTGGATGCCTAACGCATTCCAGCAACCCCAAGCCCGCATTTAAGCGGTTCGGATTGCCAGAGCCATTAATGCGGATTGCAGAGAACATCTTTGAGGCGCTTCCAGACGATGAAGGCCGCGCGTTTTTTGCCGCGCTACCTGCAGCTGTTGCTTGCGACGGTAAAGACCTGTCGCGAGTTCATTGGGCTTTCCTTGCCGCTGAACTGAAAACATTGCCCGATTTACCGGATAACGTGCAAGCAACAATTGATCCAGTTATAGTTGGTATGGACCTTCTTGCTGATGGCGGTGATTGGCCAAAAGATGCTGCCGCCCGTGCCGCCTCCGATGCCGCCCGTGCCGCCTCCGATGCCGGCGATGCCGCAGACTATGCCGCCCGTGCCGCCGCCTATGCCGCCCGTGCCGCCTCCGATGCCGCCGATGATGCCACATACTATGCCGCCGCTGCCCGTATTCGTCAGTGCAATACCTTGCTTCGCCTGATCTCAGAAGCACCTGTATTGGAGGAAACACAATGACCGACACACCAATCACAACAGCCGCACAGATGCAGGAAGCGGCGGCGCGTGTCGCAAAAAATCAAGAATGCAAGCGCCGTCCATTTGACGATTGGGACAAAGGAAATAACAGCGCAGTAATAGGAATTTGTGCAGCCATCCGCGCCATCCCCGTTACCGAGCCTGACGTTCAGGTGAAGGAATTGGAGTGGGACGCATTAGACGAGGACGAGTACGGCCTTGCTGCAATAGCTGATGGAATGGGCATAACATACGAGGCAGGCATCGACGCAGATGGGTTTGCCTCCTGGTGTGAACATAAGACAATCGAAGGGCGATATGTTGTTGTTGAAGGTAACGAAATGGATGCTATGGCCGCAGCACAAGCCGACTTTCAGAGCCGCGTCAGGGAGCGCCTGAAATGAGTGATAGAGCAATCGAGCCAAGCGATGTTGAACGCGGCGAGTGGCCTGACACAACGAGAAATTATGTGGAGTGGCTAGAAGCCCAAGCCGCCCGCATTGAGGAGTTAGAGGGGGCTGCTAAAGCGGTTGAGGACTGGTGGTTGGACACTGGAATGCACAATCAAAAGGGCGCTCCATACTGTATATTTGCCATTCGCGCAGCCCTGAAAGGCGGTGACACATGAGTGATACGCCACAAATCGAATGGCCACGCGAAATCTGGATGGCAGAGCGCGAAGACCACGACCAAGGTGTTGTCAGCGCGGTGCTTTCCGAACACGCCACGATTGCCCGCTGGGAAGGCGACAAAGAGCGCGACCGCGACTTTCACAAATACGTCGATGGCGACATTCATGACACCGCAGAGCGTTACTACCAAAGCATCATTGAGGCAGAGCGCAACAGCGTCGCCAACCTCAACCGGTGCCTGCGTGAAAAAGACGCCGCCATGACACAACTGTTCCGTCTGCTGGACAAGCATGGCGTCGATTACAGCCACCTGATTTCGTGAGGGAATAAATATGACTGATCACATTCCAAAAAATCGTTGGGTGAAGGTTGTTCAAGCCGACACGCTTATGGACCTCTTGGAAGCATACGCCCGTGTGATTGTGCGGACAGAACAGGAGCAGCAATGACCCACCTTTCCTATGACACCGCCCGTTGCCTCAAGACCGACGACAACTGGGATTGCCCGCTTGCGCGTTACTGCCTGCGCCGGACCGACAAGGGACGCGCCGAATATCAGGCGTTTACCGCGTTCAAGGGCGGCGCTGACTGCGAT